GATTGAGCAGAACAACGAAGTTGTCCATTTGAGGCTGTAGGGTAATCCCCTACAGTCTACCTTTTCACTAGTCCGATGTCGGACTTAACAATACGGAGTATTGAATATGATTGATTTTATCATCGCCTTGTTTCTAATCGTCACCAGTGCAGTCATTGGACTGCTGTCTGTCATGTCACTAGCGGCTGGTGTGCCGGGTATGGGTTGGGTTGCACTTGGCTGTGTGGCTTGCTTTGTCGGTGGCTGGGTAATCATTGCAACGGAGTTGTCATAATGGCTCGTAAATTCATCACCCCAATGGGTCGCCACAAGCCTGTTCGTTCAAGCTGGGCGGCTATGGATACACAGGCTTTCAGCCGGTCATATGAGCCTGAGACACGGCCTGAGTTTCGGTGCTTTGTGACTGGTCAAGCTGAAGCTATGCAAGCTGAGTATGAAGCGAAGCTGAAGCGTGAGGCACAAATGCAAGCCTTGCTTGACTTGAAGCAAAGGATGCTTGACAAAAATTTGCTTTAGTGTGAATAACGTAAATACACTTGAAACATAGTGAAAGTGTATTTACTTATATACACTACTAACTTAGTCCGATGTCGGACTTAACCAAACGGAGTTTGATATGCAAAATCGTAAAGATGAATTGATACAAACATTGTGGGATTTGTTCAAGGATGTACACGGTGTACGTCCTCGTGGCATAGACTATGACCGTTGGTCAGTGACTGACCTTGAGTGGGAAGTAGCTATGCTACAGCGTCAGCTTGAGGATGACTTGCGCTGGGAACGTGAGCAGGAAGACCGTGCAATCAATGCTTGCATGGACTGTGGTGCCAGTGACATAGCTACGGCTATGCGTTGGCTTGAGGATGCCTATGATATGGAGTGGGTGTAATGTCAAAATTGGATAAATTTTGTGATAAATACTATGCCATCACTGGTCTACCTTTCAGGTTTGACGGTGGCTTGTATCTTATGGACACGGATGATGATGGCAATGCTGTTATTACAGACATTAGCCAAGCGGAGAATGATGATGCAAACCGGAAAGATTGTTAAACTACAAGGCAAGACCCGTCATGGCAAAAACCGTGTGAATGAACACGGCGAGTTTTGGCAGGTGCTTGACCTACCCAAGCGTATACCCGAATGGCCTACTGGTACATTCCGCTTGCAGTCTCTTGAGACTGGTGATATACGTTGGCTATCGAATGACTTTACTGCAACCATTGTTACGGAGTAACACTATGACTTACCAAATCTTAGGCGTTGGCAATAATGCCAAGACAATCAAGGGTGATGGCTCAGAATATGTGACAGCTATCCGCTATCTCAAGCCGTTCAAGACCATGTTCAAGGGCAAGGTGCATAACCTATGCGCTATGGCTGAGACAGCCAAGTGCCATGTCGGTTGCCTCAATACGGCAGGGCGTGGTGCTATGAACGCTGTGCAACGTGGTCGTGAACGCAAGACTATGTGGATGCTGTCTGACCCTATCGGGTTCTATGATGCCTTGAACAAAGACATTGAGACATTCATTCGCCGCCAACTCAAGAACGGCATCACGCCGTGTATCCGTCTGGGTGGCACAGATGACAAGGGTGACGCTATCAAGCTGGCACCAAATTATCCTGATGCACAGTTTTATGATTACACTAAAGTAATCAAACGTGCCTATCAAAAGTTGCCTGACAACTACCATATCACCTTGTCATACAGCGAAGCCGATATGAAGTATGCTGATGCTGTGGTCATGGCTGTGGTCAAGACAGGTGTCAACATGGCTGTGGTATTCCGTGACAAGCTGCCCGATACATTCCGTGGCTTGCGTGTCATTGATGGCGACAAGGATGACTTGCGCTTTCTTGACCCGAAGGGTGTAGTCGTTGGCTTGATTGCCAAGGGCAAAGCTAAAAAAGATACGTCAGGCTTTGTGATTGACTGCTAAACCTCTTATGTATATCTTATGTAACATATATACTGATACTTTAGTGAAGTATATATTGTTACTTAGATATACTAGACAAGTCCGATGTCGGACTAACGGAGATTACAATGCGTATCAGACCTATCAATCCTGTGGCGAAGGCAGTGGCACAGTCACGCCGCAGGACAGCCGTTGTGCCAGACAAAAAGAAATACAATCGCAAAAAGGAACAAGACCGTGAAAACAAAACACGAAAAGATAATGACTGAGTTTGACCACGATTGGAATGACTTGTCACTCTTTGAGAAATTGCCAGTGCGTAAGACTGCTAATCCAAAGCGTGACAACTGGAAGCGTGACCGCAAGGCGGCTCGTAATGCAAAGCGTACAATGCAGGAGAAAAACTATGGGTAAGTATAGACTTTACTGGAACCTACACAAAAAGAAATGGTCACTACAAGACCGCAAGACTGGACGTGTTCAACAGCACGTTACTGCGTTCACAATGTATGACGCAAAGTTTGTTGTGCGTCCTGCCGGGCAAGCCAAGGTGCGGCGTGAGGGCAAGAAGAATGTTCATGCCTTTGCCGTTGGCACTGCTGGCTTCCGTGATGGCATTGCTATTCGTGGTCATGGCAGACCAGTCACATACAACCCATACGAGAATGATACGTTTGTATTCGCTGACACTGGTGAGTCAGTGACTGAGGTGCAAGCTATCTCTGTATACACTGAGAATGGTAAACCCAAAGTGTATGCAATCCCTAAGTCCGATGTCGGACTAACAAACTAACCAACCATAAAGGAGATATTACTATGACAACATTCAACATCGAGAACACAATCAAAGCTGGCACATACTTCAAGCGCACTACAGGTAAGAAGGGGCAAGTGCAGGGCAGTGCTGAACTGTCTGCCAAGTTCCGCAAGGTAGAAGCCTTGTATCTGGAGTTGCATGGCAAGCGTATGGGGCGTGAAGCCTTCTATGACATGTGCCTCAAGTATGCCCGTGCTACCAAGGCAGATGTTGGTGGGTACATACAGTACATGGCGCAAGACATTGCTGGCATCTTCCTCGACAAGATGCACAAAGAGATTGGCAAAGAGGTGCGCCTAAACCGCCAACGCAAAGAGCAACGCAAGAATGGTATCACAATTCACTTGGGGACACATGACTTGAATACCATTGACTTAGCCAGAGCCAAGACTGGCAGAAAGGTAGCGGCATAATGTATTGGGAAGTCGGTATGACAGTGGGTGTACAGGACACGGCAGTGAATGTACACCCTGCCTCACTCACTCAGCATGGCTGGGAAAGTGCGGTTGAGTTCGCTATTGAGATGACACAAAGCCAATACCCTGACCATAGAGTAGAACTGGACTATGTTAAAGAGTATGACTGAGTGTGTGACACCACTATGCGTATACAACCAGATGCCGTGGGACAGTGTGTTCATTGGCGGTTATCTGGTTGTATCTGTAGTCGGAATATGTTATATAATGTATAAACTGTTTAAGGATGAGTGACATGAGCAAGACATGGGTAGTGTGGGTAGACTTGACCCACCGTATTGAAGTAGAAGCAGACAACATGGATGATGCTAGTGATATTGCTATTGAAACCATATGGGATGAAACCAACATGGTGAATTGCATTGTCACACCAGAACTGTTAGAGGAGAATGGGTATGCCTAAATATTTAGTGCGAATAGAAGCAGAGATTGAGGTAGAAGCAGACTGTGAAACAGAGGCAGAGATTACTGCCGCACAGTGCTTTGACTTTGGTAGTGCAGAGTTTGAAGTAGAGGAGATTGATGATGTTTGATATAGGTAAATCATACAGCGTACTCGTATGGGATATGCCTGTCGCTGTATTTGACAACGAACTGGATGACTACATTCGCAATGAGGATGGCACAGTCAAGCTGTTCAACATACCTAACTATGACTACTCATACGTCTGTGATGGTGTAGATGTGGATGAACTACAGGAACGTGACAAGGGAGATGACTACGATGACTGACAATTATGACAGCGGCTTTGACCTTGTGTTATCTAATGATGAACTAAATACGCTGATGGCCTACTACTACGACAATTGTTTGCCAGAATACCGTGTCGATAAAGAAGATGACTTGTGGTATGGCGTACAAATAGGTGACAGGATGTTTGACCTAAACGTATGGACTGACTATGGTGGCATCCCTGACAAAGAAAAGATTGTCTGCACAGTCTACGAGTGCGATTGGGATGGCACACAGAACAACTGGAAAACTAACTGCCGCCATAGCTGGACACTAACAGAGGAGAATGAAGATGCTATTGCATGAGTTTTATAGTGACGAAGATTGTAGCCGTGGTGATGGCAGTTACCGCAAGGCTACTGTCTTTCTTGAGCCTGACGGTAGCTACACTGTATACATGATGCAGGATGGTGCTATCATTGAGGAACGTAACATACAAGGACACAGTGAGGTGTATGCCGAAAACTGTGCAGAGAACTGGGTATTGGGAGTTATACGATGAACTGCTGGCACTGTAAGCACGAAGTTATATGGGAAAGCGACTATGACATTGATAATGACATGCATAGTATGATTACAATACTTGGGTGTCCTAGTTGTGGTAGCACATATGAAGTATACTACCCAAGAGAAGGACATGAGTGGAAGGAGATTGACGATGAATAGATTTCTAATTGAGCAGGAGCCTAGTGATATAGCCAAGTCACTGTGTGACCAACACATTGTCAAGATGCCATTGGAAGAAGCGCAGATGCTATGCACTAGCGTATGGCATCATGCACCTGAGTATGCAGAGGAGCATGGGTTATATAAACCTGTGCATCAGAAGCATCCTTGCACACTGTGGGCAATGGAGAACCGTGCTAATTACCGCTGGGCATACAGCCTATACACAGCCATGCTGTGCGAGTATCACCACAGATATGGCAAGTGGCATGGTGCAGGTAAGCATAGCCTCGCTTTATACAAGGCAAGGGATTTGTTGCCAGACGGTGATGTGACTGCACACCCACAGTGTTTCAGTGGACACGATGACTGTAAGACAGATGAGGAGTGGCCTATCATGGCGTACCGTGCGTTCTACAAGGTTGACAAGACTGCCTTTGCACGGTATAACAAGGGAAGGAGTAAGCCACAATGGATGTTATAATTTTTGTGACTGTAATATTACCACTAATTATATTAGCTATATAAAGGAGATATGATATGTCGAAGAAAGAATATCACAACATGACACCCAAGCAACGCATGGCGTATTGGGAGAAGCTGCGTGAGAAAGACAAAGCTGAACGTGCAGTCAAGATAAACAAGTTATCTCTTGAACAACGCAAGGCAGTTGTTGAAGTGAATAGACTGCTTGATAGCATACTTGATACCGCACTATACCCAGACATGGGTGGCATAAAGATGGTGTCTGCGTATGACCTGCAAGAACTGTCCGATGCAAAGGACACACTTGAATTTCAATTCAATCTGAAAGGAGAATAGATATGCCATTAGAATACATCCCTGAGAACCTCGACTTTGATGTAACCTTTGAGCCTACTCGTGTAGCTGACAAGAAGTATGTCATTGATGGCAACACTGGCGAACCTATCGCTATCGTGGGCAAGGACTTCACCTGTGCATCACATGGTGATTTCTTCCGTGACGTTATGTCAACTGTGACAGACAACCTGACTGATGAGCAGACAGATGGTGCGTCTATTGTGTGGCGTGATGCTCACCGCAATGGCTGGGCTATGATGGACATGACCTTGCCTAACATGAAGCATACCATCGTTACACCAAAGCATGAGACAGAGATAGCACAGCGTATCATTGCACTGCATGGTGTGGACGGTACATGTTCAAACACTGTGTTGTTTGGTGCTATCGACTTCTTTTGCACCAACGGTATGATTCGTGGTGAGCATGACAAGGTGCGCCGTAAGAACACTAGCGGCTTTAGCCTTGACAGATTCATTACACAGTTGGGCAAGTCAAATGATGACTTCACTAACTACCATCAGCAGATGCAACGCTGGGCTAACACCCCTGTGCATGTGAGCAATGTCAAAGCTATGCTTGAATCGCTGCTCAAGTCTGACCGCACCGCCGACAAGATGCTTACCTTATACAATCAGGAAGCGGGTGTGCGTGGACAGAATGTGTGGGCATTGTATTCTGCATTCACCAACTACGCATCGTATGCTGATGAGCGTAATGGCTTCAAGCTGCGTAACACTGGTGGCGATACCAACGCTGTTAACATGTTCAAGCGTGAGCATGAAGTGTCACAGTGGATTGAAAGCAAGCAGTTCAAGGAGTTGATTGCAGCATGAAGACAGTAAAACATCTTGTGGATAAGTATTACAATTCCAATGATTTCAAGATGTTACGAAGCAGAACTAAGAAAGACTATAAATACTTTCTTGGCATCATGCTAGATGATTTTGGCTCTGTGAAATTTTGTGAACTCACAAGTAAGCAAGCCAAACATGCATACGAAGGCTGGGTTGAGCGAGGCATTAGCCTTGCCAACCACGTCTGTACTGTGTCATCTATTCTGTTTCGTTACGCCATTGACATGGAGTATGCAACGGTCAATCCCTTTGCCAATGTCAGGCGCAAGACACCACCACAACGCAAAGTTGTGTGGACAGAGGATGATGTGCGTCAATTCCTTGACACTGCCTATGGTGAGTTTCAGTGGCGCAGCATTGGCCTGATTGTACACATGGCATACGAGTGGTGCCAGCGTCTAGGTGATATGCGTCTGTTGACGTGGGACAACATTGACTTGGAAGAACACAAGCTATATCTTGAGCAGTCTAAGCGCAGGGCAGAGGTGACTTTGCCTATCGAAGATGACTTGCTTGAGATGCTGACACAACAAGAGCAGGACTTTGGCTTTCAACAGTACGTTGTTCCCCGCACAACGCCCGTACAGGGCGAGTATCACCCGTACAGCATGGAACGTCTATCCAAAGCTGGAAGGGCTGTCATGCGTGAAGCTGGGCTGTCTGAGGAACTACGCCTGATGGACTTGCGGCGTACTGGCACAACACAAATGGTAGAGGCAGGTGTACCTATGGGACAAATCATGTCGGTTACAGGACATAGTAATCCACAGTCAGTAAAACCGTACATGAAAAATACATACGCCAGTGCAAATAGTGCCTTGACAGCACGTAAGTCACATGGTAAAAGCACTTAACTGCCGCAACGAAAGTGAGTATATAATGAATAATATATATAACATTATAAGTGATATAGATGTACCCAATGGACAGACTAAACGTATGAACTGTCCTAATTGTGGTGGGTACAAGACCTTCACTGTTACTAACAACATGGGTAGCCTTGTGTGGAATTGCTACAAGGCATCCTGTAATGTAAGTGGCGGCAACCGTGTGCATCTCACAGTGGATGACATACGGTCAGGCATGGGTAACGTAGCTGAGTTTGCTGATGAGACATTTGATATGCCATCGTATATCATACCGCACAGAAACAAGCGTACTGTGCTTGCCTTCTGTTACCAGTACAGGCTAGACCCAGATGAGTTGGGTGTGATGTATGATGTGAAGGATGACAGGATTGTATTTCCTGTAGTGCATGACGGTGTGACCGTTGATGCTACAGGCCGTGCCATTGGTAAGCGATTACCTAAATGGAAACGATATGGAAAAAGTGGCTTGCCTTACACCGTTGGGTGTGGTAAAGTCGCAGTTGTTGTTGAGGACTGTGTGAGTGCAGCCGTGGTTGGTGGCAAATCCTTTGTCGGGGTTGCGATACTTGGTACATCTCTACAAGAGTCGCATAAAGGGTATCTCGCACAGTTCTCAACAGCCGTAATTGCATTAGACCCCGATGCACTACCCAAGACTTTGCAGATGGCAAAGGAACTACGTGGTCACGTAAACGATGTTCGTGTCCTACGTTTGAACGATGATTTGAAATATCGTAACCCGACAGATATGGAGAACTTATATGGAATTATCAATCATTAGAAGCCTAATGGATAAGTCATTCTATGATGACCATCGTGGTAGCAAATGCCCACCACGCTTGTTCAGCAAGGATGCACGTAAGATTAAAGAGGCTATCGACACAGCTATGGATAGGTATGAGCGTACTGTCACACCCGATGAGGTTGAGGCATTGTTTATGGCTAACAATCCTACGCTGACTACAGCACAGAAGCAGGGCTACTCATCTATGTTCTCTTCTATCAAGCGTGAGCAGCCAATGGGTAGTGACATAGCACAAGAGGTGCTGTCTAAACTATTCCAGCAGGTTGTTGGCGAGGACGTTGCTAACATAGGCTTTGACATGGTGAATGGTGACGGTGCCACACTTGAGAAGCTACGCAACTTGCTTGAGCGTTATGGTGATGACTTCATTCCCAACCTCAACATTGAGTGGGATGATATCAGCATTGAGACACTCATGGCTAAAGCTGAACTGGAAGCCAAGTGGACATTCAATATACCAAGCGTAACACGTAAGGTAGAGGGCGTGTCAGGTGGACAGTTGATTGAGGTAGGCGCACGGCCTAACACTGGCAAGACATCCTTCCACGCCAGCTTGATTGCTGCACCGGGCGGGTTTGCACATCAGGGTGCAAAGTGTATCATCCTGTGTAACGAGGAGCCTACTCACCGTGTCGGTGCAAGGTACTTGACTGCTGCGGCTGGCATGACTGCACGTGAGGTGCGTGACAACATAGGCAAGGCCAAGGCACTGTATGAACCTGTGATGAATAACATCAGGATTAAAGATGCAGGTGGTCGTGACATGGCATGGGTTGAATCAGTCTGCAAGGCTAACAACCCTGACATCCTTGTGCTTGACATGGGTGACAAGTTCGGTGTGGCAGGTAACTATGCCAGACCTGATGAGGCACTCAAGGCTTGTGCTATCTATGCACGGCAGATTGCCAAGACATACGACTGTGCTGTATTCTATATGTCACAGTTATCTGCAGAGGCAGAGGGTAGGTCACAGCTTAATCAGTCTATGATGGAAGGCTCACGTACAGGTAAGGCTGCTGAAGCTGACTTGATGATACTGATTGGCAAGTCACCTAGTGTGGAAGGCCAAGAGGAAGACAGCCCATTGCGTCACATCAACATCGTGAAGAACAAGCTGAATGGCTGGCACGGTATGGTGAACGTAGAACTTAACTATCAGACTGCGAGGTACGAAGGATGAGGAAACAGTTTAGTGAAGCCTTACATGGCAAGCATGACAAACCTGCTCGTGTTCGTACTATGGAGTACATGCAGATACGAGGCTACAAGATATGGGAGAACCCGAATACGTATGGACAGGACTTGATTGCGGAAGGCAGCAAGGGTAAGTTCTATGTGGAGTGCGAAGTCAAGACAGTATGGAGTGGCTCAGTGTTTCCGTATGACACACTACAGCTACCTGAACGTAAGTCTAAGTTCTTTGACAAGCCTACCCTGTTCTTTGTATGGAATAAGGAACTGTCTGATGCACTTATGTTTAAGTCGGAAGACATTAAAGACTTGACACCAGTAGAGGTATCTAATAAATATATAGCTTCTGGCGAGATGTTCTACCAGATTCCATTAACCCTGACAGGAAGAGTAAGGATGAGCAAATATGAAACTAACACTTGATGTAGAGAACACCGTCACCAAGCGTGATGGTAAGATGCACCTTGACCCATTTGAGCCTGATAACTCACTGACTATGGTGGGTATGCTCAATGACCAAGGCGTTAAACGCATCGTCACGTTTGACCATAGTGACGTGAATGCAGATGAGTATGGTCATGTATTAGTGCAGGAGTTCCTTGATGCAGCTACTGTACTCATCTGCCACAATGCAGCGCATGACTTGCTGTGGCTATGGGAGTCAGGCTTCAAGTACGATGGCGCAGTATTTGACACGATGCTGGCAGAGTATGTTCTGCAGCGTGGTATCAAAGAGCCGCTATCTCTTGAGGCTTGTGCAGAACGCTATGAGTTGGACACCAAGAAGCAGGACACACTGAAGGAATACTTCAAGCAGGGCTACAGTACTCGTGACATACCACATGATGAGTTGTCTGAGTATCTGTCTGCTGACCTTCATGCTACGCAGCAACTTGCTGACAAGCTGATGTATCGTTTGAATACACCAGCAGACAGTGGCCTACGTGGTACAGTAGACCTGACTAATCAGGTAGCTGTGTGCCTGTCACGTATCTATCAGCGTGGCTTTGCTGTAGACTTATCTAAGTTGGATGAGGTGCGTGAGGAGTTTGAGAATGAGAAGCGGCAACTGACCGATGACCTACAGGCTCATGTGCGTAAGCTGATGGGTGACACACCTATCAACCTCAACAGCCCAGAGCAATTGTCTTGGGTTATCTACAGTCGTAAGGTTGTTGACAAGCCGTATTGGGGCAACGCTATTGACCCATACATGGATGATGCAGACTTCCGCAGCCTGATTGCTGGCGGCACAGAGAAGATATACAAGACCAATGCAAAGCAGTGTAGTGACTGCAATGGTACTGGACAAATACGAAAGGTTAAAAAAGATGGAACACCATTTGCTAGAACAAATAAATGTACACGCTGTGATGGGGCTGGTTATCTTCTTATACCTAGTGTGGACTTGGCGGGGCTAAAGTTTAAGCCACCTTCAGCTAAGTGGGCAAGTGCCAACGGTTTCAGCACAAGCAAGCAGAACCTAGAGTTACTAGAGTCTGCTGCCAAGCAGCGTGGTATGAATGACGCTGTTGACTTCCTATACAAAGTGCGTAGGCTCAGTGCAGTAGACACATACCTATCATCCTTTGTTGAGGGCATTAGTACATACACAAAGCAAGACGGTAAGCTGCATGTACGTTTGTTACAGCATCGTACAGCTACAGGCCGCTTCTCTGGTGCTGACCCTAACATGCAGAACATGCCACGTGGCGGCACGTTTCCTGTGAAGAAAGTATTTGTGTCACGATTTGCTGGTGGCAAGGTAATGGAAGCTGACTTCGCACAGTTAGAGTTCCGTGCTGCAGCCTACCTATCACAAGATGAGGTTGCTATTGAAGAAGTATCTACTGGATTTGATGTACACTCATATACCGCTAAAGTTATTAGTGATGCTGGTCAACCTACGAGTAGACAGGATGCGAAGGCTCACACGTTTGCGCCACTCTACGGTGCGACAGGCTACGGCAGAACAAAAGCGGAAGCAGAGTACTACACCCACTTCACAGACAAATACCAAGGTGTTGCCGATTGGCATTCCCGACTGGCTAAAGAGGCTGTGAACACAAGAAAGATTACCACGCCCAGTGGTCGTGAGTTTGCGTTCCCTGATGTGGTGCGTAAGCACACTGGACGTGTCTCACACTTTACACAGATTAAGAACTACCCTGTGCAATCGTTTGCTACAGCAGACATAGTGCCTATTGCATTGTTGCACATTGATAGCTTGCTCAAGGGTATGCAATCGTGTATAGTGAACTCAGTGCATGACAGTATTGTTATTGACATACATCCTGACGAAGAAGCGCAGGTAATCAATGTCATACAGCAGACTAATGATGCACTACCTTATCTCATCACCCAACGCTGGGGTGTTGAGTTCAATGTGCCTTTATTATTAGAGGCAAAAATAGGCCCGAATTGGCTTGACGTGAAGGACGTAATCTGATATAACTATGCATCTTACAACTGAAAAGGAGTTAATAAACATGAACGATATTACAACGATTGATACTAATAACTACGCTGAAATGGCAAAGGCTATGGGTCTTGCTAACGAGGCACCTGCACAGAAGAAACAGGGTATGTTCCTTGCTCGTCTGCGCATCAACCACACACCTATCCTTGGTTCGGATACCATCAAGGTCAAGGGTGGTACATACAAGCTGGAGATTCCTGATGGCCCTACGTACTATGCAGAGTCGGCAGTAATGCGTCCATTCCTACAACGCTTCATGTACAAGAAGTTTGTGATGGGCAATGGTGGCACACCTAATCGTTACGTCAAGACTGTTATGGCTGATACGCTTAACATGGACTTGAAAGATAACGATGGCGGCTTCAACTGTGGTAAGCCTTCTGGTTGGATTGAAGACTTCAAGTCCCTGCCAGATGCTACTAAGGAACTCATCCGTTCCATCAAGCGTGTACGTGTAGTGCTTGGTACAGTTGAGTTGGTTAACCCAAAGGATGCGGATGGTAATCCTGTAGACTTAGAAGCTACGCCATTCATCTGGGAAGTAGAGAATCGTGACGCCTTCAAGACTATTGGTGGTGTGTTTACACAGCTTGCCAAGATGAAACGTCTTCCTGTGCAGCACAATGTTACGCTGAATACTGAAGAGCGTAAGCTGCCTAACGGTAATAGCTTCTACTTGCCTACTACATCCTTGGACATCACTAACACAGTGGAACTCACACAGGATGACCAGACAAAGTTTGCTGACTTCATGTCGTGGGTTACTAACTACAACGAGTACATCATCAATACTTACGCAGAGAAAGCGTCAAGTAAAAACGATATGGACTTGGATGAAGTAGACATTGACGGTGTGGTTGATGTCGAGTTTGAAGAAGAGGTAGCATAATGAACCATCCTGCTGAACTGGCACTGCATCAGTATCTTGAGAATGCCGTAACAGGCAAATCAAGTATGTCACAACGGACAATCACACAGATTGGTCTTGATGTGATGGCTGCGGCAGCACGTCAGTTCGGTGGGGGTAACAAGCGTGACAAGTTCGGTCTACGTATGTCAAACGTAGGTAGGCCAACTTGCCAACTCTGGTATGACAAGAACAAGCCAGAGGTAGCGTTACCCTTTCCGACAACATTCGTAATGAACATGATGATTGGTGACATTGTTGAAGCAGTGTTCAAAGGCATCCTTAAAGAAGCAGGAGTTAAGTATGAAGACACCGATAAAGTTTCTCTTGACCTTGGTGACGATAGCGTTTCTGGTTCTTATGACCTCATCATTGATGGTGCAGTTGATGATATTAAATCAGCTTCAGACTGGTCATATAGAAACAAGTTTGAATCCTATGACACTCTTGCCAGCGGTGATGGCTTCGGGTATGTGGCTCAGTTAGCTGGTTATGCTAAAGCTGCAGACAAGAAGGCGGGTGGCTGGTGGGTAGTCAACAAAGCCAATGGTCAGTTCAAGTATGTACCAGCTACAGGTCTTGACGTGGATACCGAAGTATCCAAGATTAAAAATACCGTAGATAAAGTAAAGGAGAACAAGTTTGAAAGATGTTTTGAACCAGTGCCTGAGACTTTTCGTGGCAAGCCCACAGGTAATAAAGTCCTTAATGATGGATGCAGATTTTGTAACTACCGTCACGATTGTTGGGATAGTCTTACTGAGCGTCCATCTGTAATGTCACAGGCCAAGAATCCGCCTACCGTCAGCTACATTGGAGATGTAATTGCTCCATAAGGCACGGCGTATGGCAATACGACATGGGTATCGCAGTGGGCTAGAATACAAGCTATCCATTTATCTTGATGAAAACAAGGTCAAATATGGCTACGAGGACATCAAGATTGAATGGGAAGACCTAGCCTACCGCACCTATACCCCTGACTTTGTTCTCGACAATGGTATTATCATTGAGACAAAGGGCAGGTTCATGGCTGCAGATAGACGAAAGCATATAGCTATTAAGAAGCAGCATCCCAAGCTGGACATACGCTTTGTGTTTACTAACAGCAAGGCTAAACTAAGCAAGGGTGCTAAGTCTTCATACGCAGACTGGTGCATCAAGCACGGCTTCAGATACTACGACAGGATTATCCCGGAAGAGTGGCTGAAGGAGAAGGGTAAAAACAAGCATCCAAAGTTTATTAAGTTTGGCGGCACGAAAGTAAAAAGGAGATAAGCATGAATATGATGGATAAACTATCTAAAGAAATACAAAACGAGGACTTCCTTATACGTGTCAGACCATTCGCTGATAACGATGGTAAGTGGTCAGGCGAAGTTGATATATCTATAATGGCTATGCCTGACAATCCTCTTGATGATGACGACTACTATCAGGTCATGCACTTTGCTAAGATGATGTGTGCTGCTGTGCCTGTCATGGAAGAGGTAGAGGAACTACGCAATATTGTTCACGAGTATGTCACAAAAGTTATTGACAACGAGATGGATATTGATGTAGAACTGGAGGAAGAAGCGGGTGTGGAAAAGACCTATGATGGTAATGTAGTACACCTTAACTTTAACAGCAGGACAAAGGGGTCAGCATGATGAAGCACGAACAGTTTATGAAAGCCAAAGCAGCAGAGTTAAATCCTAAATGGGCAGATTTAGCAGAGCAGGAAGGTAAAGAGATTTATGGTAACGTGGATATGGTCAACAGTCCACCACACTATAATCAGACAGGCATTGAATGTATTGACGCTATCAGTGCAGCCACAGACGGCGGCTTCAAGTATTACCTGCAGGGTAACATTATGAAATATCTATGGCGTTTTGACTACAAGGATAAACCCATTGAAGATTTGCAGAAAGCCAGATGGTATCTGGATAGGTTGATTGAAGAGGTAATGGCAGATGCGAGTTAAGATGTTCATTACAATTGATATTGACGAGGAAGAGTATCCCGTCCCTGCTGATGGGCAGGTGGGCGAGGAATTAGAGGAAAGCATCCAAGAATACTTTTATGATATTGACGGTGCTAGTATTAGAAACATTAGAACGATAACGGAGTAAGAGATGATTAGCAATACATTACCAACAGACTACCAGAACTTCATAGCCCTTTCACGCTATGCAAGATGGAAAGAAGATGAGCAACGAAGGGAGACATGGGGTGAAACAGTTACAAGATATTTTGATTATATGGCTAATCACTTGGGTAGCTATTGCGGTTACAAGCTACCAGATACACTGAGGGCGGAACTAGAAGAAGCCGTACTCAATCAGTCTATCATGCCTAGCATGAGGGCGTTGATGACTGCAGGACCAGCACTAGACCGCTGCCATGTGGGTGGATACAACTGTTCATACGTACCAGTGGATAGCCCACGTGCGTTTGATGAGACTATGTACATCCTCATGTGTGGTACAGGTGTAGGCTTCAGTGTAGAACGTCATAACATTGAGAAGCTGCCTATGGTAAATGAAGAGTTTCACGAGACAGACACAGTAATCAAGGTAGGTGACAGCCGCCCCGGTTGGGCAAAGTCACTGAAGGAACTTATCTTCATGCTATATGCTGGACAAGTTCCAAAGTTTGATGTGAGTGAGGTTCGCCCTGCAGGTGCAAGACTGAAGACATTCGGCGGTCGTGCATCAGGCCCACAGCCTTTAGTTGAACTATTTGAGTTTGTCATACAGAAGTTCAAAGGTGCAGCAGGTCGCAGACTGTATCCAATCGAGTGTCACGACATCATGTGCAAGATTGGTGAAGTTGTTGTGGTTGGTGGCGTACGCCGTAGCGCATTGATTTCATTGTCTAATCTTAATGATGACCAGATGGCTCATGCCAAGTCAGGTCAGTGGTGGGAGAATGAAGGTCAACGTGCGCTGGCTAATAACTCTGTAGCGTACAAGCAGAAGCCAGAGATGGGTACATTCATGCGTGAGTGGTTGTCGTTGTATGATAGTAAGTCAGGTGAGCGTGGTATCTTCAATCGTGAGTCAGCTAGGAAGCAAGCAGCTAAGAATGGTAGGCGTGATGCTGACCAAGACTTTGGTTGCAACCCTTGCTCTGAGATTATCCTACGTCCATACCAGTTCTGTAACTTGTCAGAGGTTGTTGCACGTGAAACGGACACGCTGGCATCATTGAAAGAGAAGGTACGCCTTGCCACTATTCTAGGTACATTCCAATCTACACTGACAAACTTTCGTTACCTACGTAAGATTTGGCGGCAGAATACAGAGCAGGAACGCTTGCTTGGTGTATCCCTGACAGGCATCATGGATTGTGCTGAACTACACAAGGGCAAGCAAGTAGCAGATACACTTGAGATGCTGCGTGTCACTGCCATTGAAGCTAATGCAGCTATGGCATTTGAACTTGGCATTGAGCAGTCTGCTGCTATCACTTGTGTCAAGCCTAGTGGTACGGTATCGCAGCTTGTAGATAGTGCTAGTGGCATTCACGCCAGACACAACCCATACTACATTCGCACTGTCCGTGGGGATAACAAAGACCCATTGACACAGTTCTTGATTTCACAGGATATACCTGCTGAACCTGACGTAATGAAGCCCGACTCAACGACAGTGTTTAGCTTCCCTATGAAGTCACCTAAGAACGCAGTGACACGCACAGGTATGACAGCCATTGAACAGCTTGAACTGTGGCTGACTTATCAGCGTCACTGGTGTGAACACAAACCATCAGTCACCATCTCTGTAAAAGAGAATGAATGGATGGCTGTAGGTGCGTGGGTCTACGAACACTTTGATGAGGTCAGCGGTATCAGCTTCCTGCCATTCAGTGAGCATACATATCAGCAAGCACCTTATCAGGACATTGATGCTGACACATACAAAAAGTGGGCAGCTAAGATGCCAAAGAACGTAGACTGGTCTATGCTTCAGGAGTTTGAGAAGGAAGATACTACATCAGGTGGACGTGAGTTGGCTTGTACTGCTGGCGTTTGTGAAGTAGTTGACTTGAACGCAGCATGAGTGTAGTATGGAAGACAGGTGACGGGTGGGTGCAACATAACCCACCTGTTCATCACCCTTGCAGAGAAGAGTGGTTGAAACAAAAAGAAAAGGAGAAATCCTATGACGAAAAGCGTACTGAAGACAGCTAAGACAGTATTTGAAGATGGAGAATGGTGGTACATTCCCAGTGATGGTAAGCGGGAACGCTTAGAACAATACCAAACAAAGAATGCACGGCGTATGTGGGTCAATGGTAAGTATATCCCACGATCTCATCCTTTGTGGAAGGCAGGTAGATACAAGTCACTTGATGATGCATGGTCACATGAACAGATTGAATCTACAAAAGAAGGGGAAGTGTACGCCATTGTCAATGACGCATGGCTAGGATGGGTAAAGGTAGGTAAGGCAGTCAATGCTGATGACCGCTGTAACGGATACCAAACATCCTCACCATTCCGTGACTACCGTATCATCGCCCGTCTTGAGACAGACAATAGACACAGTAAAGAAGCTGAGATGCATAAGATATTCCAGCACTTTGCCGATGAACGTAAGGGTGAATGGTTTAAGATTGATAATGTAAAAGCTATCAAGATATTCAACCATCAAACAAAGACACTGTTCAATGAGTTCAAAAAGGAGTTAGTAGATGCGGCGTAATGGATTAAGTAAGTACGATGCTCCGCTGCGTATTCAATACCAGTGGGGATATGAAGCATTTAAGCATGGTGGCAGGTTTAATAAGAAGGGCGTATATCTAGAGCATCGTCCTAATATGGACACCCATACTATGCAAGCACGTGAGTGGCAGCGTGGTTGGAATGATGCCTACTATGAGCAGCTAAACAAGGTACAGACAAATGAAGCTAGAGCAAGAAGCTAAACAGTGGATGAAGGAGAAACAAATGAGTGGCATAACAGCATCAGAATACCAAAGTAAAGCATGTACTACAGCCATCTTCCCAAAAGAAACAGCCCTAGCGTACTTGACGTTAGGACTGACAGGTGAGGCTGGTGAGATTGCTAACAAGGCTAAGAAGCTGATACGTGATGGTGATAACCCAGCTAAACGTGCAGAGATTACAAAGGAACTAGGTGATGTCTGTTGGTACATTGCTGTACTATCGCAAGAGTTAGGAGTGAACCTTGGTAAAATCATGGAAGACAACTTGGAGAAACTGGCGGATAGGAAAGCTAGGAATCGTCTACAAGGTGATGGCGATAACCGATGATACTATTAGGTATTGTAGCAATGCTATATATGTATTTGTTGCATGTATTAGTAAAGGAGCAGGGGATTTGATTCCCCTGTTTTTTTTTTATCTGTACGCATCCTTTAATGCTTTACCATACTCAGCAAGGGCAAATAAGTCTTCCACACTAGCACCATCAGCAGGTCTACCCCGACTTAACAAAAACTCTGATGCCGCATTTTTACGTATATCCTTTGGTAGCCTACGGTATGCAGTCATTGCCTCAATGTAAGCAGGTGCTTCTGAGTTAATTGTGTTACCATCAGTTAACTCTTGTTTAGCTGCTCTGATTTGAGACTTTATTAATGGTCTGATACGACTGTTAACAAACTCTTGCTCAGTCATTTCTTTCTGTAGTTCTGTATTACTTTTATATGTCTCACGAGATGCCTCTTCATAAGCCTGTGCAGCAGACACAATGCCGGGTATAATGCTACGTAGTTGTTCATTCTCAAATCTACGTACACTAGGTACTTTAGATGTGCTGCCCAACTCAAACTCAGTTAAGCCAAGGCGTTTAATATATTCACCCTCTTCACTATCTTGTGTTCTCAAGGTAAGCCCTAACCCAACCTTTAATGCTGAAGCTACTCTACTTGATTCGTCTTGGAATAGACGTTCACGATTAGGAAAGTCTGCTTCTTCTTTTGGCGACGTTGTAAAACCACGAGCATCAAAAGGTCTTTTAACTTCCTTCCCAAATGTAGAACCAAACTCTAGTGTAGGGTCTTGTGCTACATCCTTGTATGTTTCACCCCGTATACCTAGCGCACGTTCACTGTCAATTATCTGTGCAAACGGTACAGCCCAAGTAGATAGATAGTTACCTAACGCACGGCCTACACGCCTTGCTGCAACTTCATCTCTAGTTAAGTCAGAGTCACCTGCAAGCTGTACCACTTCATCTACAAGGCTATTACCTACACCTACACGTATATTAGTACCCAAGAATGTTTCTGCGAACTCTTTACCATTCCAAAAGTCATCAAACGTACCATCCTTTATACGCTTAGTTGCTTCACCTAAGTATAGCATCTGACGTAGCGGAAACTGTGGTGTAGTATCCATCACTGTACCATCGCCTACATTAATCTCTTTATAGTCTGCAGGTGCATCCTCACCACTACGAGCCATGTAAGCTGCACCAACTGCGCCTATACCTACTAGGTTACGTGAGATACGTTGTCTATCTTTAGCGGATAGTTTAGTGCCTTTAGGTATTTGACCCATAATCTTTTTTGTCAAGGGTATAGATGCACCACCCGCATAATTACCCATCAACTCCATTGAGTTAAACATAAAACGTGGGAATGGCATTACAACAGTCAAACCATTACGAGTAATGAATGATGTAGCTTCTCTGAACACGCCGATGTCAGGCTGCTTTGCGTAGGTTACATCTAGTGCATTGTTAGTAGCATCAGCTACCAGTTCATTGAATGACCTAGCCCCTTTAGGACGCACTGTAGTTGAATCATTGAGCAAGTCTTTAATCTTGCCATCATTCAACGTGTCAATTAAATCAATCTTATATTCACGCTTGACTAGGCGTTCTAGTTCACCAAGGAATGCACCCCTACGTACAAGGTATTCTTGCCAGCGGTTAGCACTGTTTAGTACGCTGACACCATCCTCTAGTTCAGATAGCACTGTATCTACACCTTTACCTAATGTTGGTGTAGCATCAGCAGCCGCTTCAGCTTCCCGTCTAGCTTTCTTTAAATCAAATTTTGTTTTAGTGTCTTTGGCACGTTGTCTAGCCGCCTCTATAAAATTATCTACTTGCTCTTTACGTGCCATACCCCTACCAGTAGCCGCCTGTAATTCGTTAAGCTGGTTAAACATAAGGTCAAACTGCTTGGCTAGTTCAGGTCTATCCAAGATAAAGTCAACATAATCTTTGGCATCCTGTCTGTTTTCAGGGCCAAACATATACTTCATATTGGCAAAGCTATCCTTCCAGTTTTCTTTACTGATAAGAGACTTAGCACCAGCAGCAGCCTTACCACCCACACCTTTTGCTTCGCCCATATTATATAAAGCAGTATCCATTACGTTACCTAGTGAATCCATGGGTGAACGAATACCTGCAGACTGTAGGTTACGTGCAGCGGTAGCAAGTTGAGACACCAGACCACCACGGCGTATACCTTCTAGGCGCATAATGTTATTACGTATAGCACCTTGACGTGCCTGTGTAGCTGCACGTTGCAAGTCTTGCATCTCATTTAGGGGCCTTGCACGTTTAATCTGAGACAGCTTGTTGAGTACTTTACCTGCCTCTGAGCCAGACCCTACAACAGTAAGAATGTAATCCTCAAAGGATACATTGTACTTGTTCAGTGTGTCGATGAGTTCGTCACCCGCTATCAATTCTTTGTTGATAGTCAGGTCAAGTAGGTTATCTATTACAGTCTTATCATTATCAAACGCTGTAGGATACTTAGTCTTTAGGTCAGATGCTGCAGCAACTAAACCATCTAGCTTCTCTGGCTTGAGTATAGGCGCAGTAAGTGTATCACCAACGCCAGCTAGTTTAGCTGCATCATCAGCCTCGACATCACCAAGACCTAACGCTCTAGCTGTCTCACTTCTAGTTTCTTTAAAACTTATCTCTTCAGCAGTTTCTTTACCAGCTTTACGTGCTAGTTCATCATCAACTACACGCACACCATCTACTACAGTTGAGATAGTCTTGCCTGTCTGTTCCTCAAAGCCTACAATAAGTTCATTCTTTAAGTCTACGTTCTCCGCCGCAACTTGTTCAGCCCGTGCCGTCTTAGTTGCTATCTCTTCTGCTGTAGCTTCCTTGGCCTTGTTGATGTTCATCTTACGGTCAAGTAGTTTAGCACGGGCTTTCTCACCCCTTGCTTTTAACTTGGCTGTCTGCTTGGCTTCTCTAAATAGTTTTCTTACGGGACGCATAGCCGCTGAAGCACCGGGAACCATATTCTCCATCATTTCTAACATCATACCCATATCACCAGCAAACTTCTCACCGCCTACTCTGTCCTCAAAAGGTATGTCAACTCCGACAGCTTTTAATCCTTTAGTTAAGGCTACCCCAACATTAGCAGTAGTGTCCGACACAGCTTCCATAGCTACAGCTAGATTTCTAATGTCTTTACCTGCTGCTTTACCAATCCATTCTACAATAGGCTGGAAAGGTTCTGCTATAGATTCCTCTATAAAGTTTTCTGGTATTACACTGCCAATATTACTAAGTTCCTCTGCTGTTTTTGCAGTACGGGCATAGTTAAACGCAGAGTCAGTCTGTTTTGACACTGTTGGTGTAGGCGCATCAATGGGTTCTAGTTTGGGGAGATAGTCCTCTGGTGCATCACCAGTAGGTACTTGAGGAACAGCCTTAAAGCCTTCAGGTACTTCACCTGTATCTACAGGCTCTGTTGAGACAGCAGTATCTAATTGCTGCCCCTGTCGTCTAGCTTTTAGTCTGTCTTTTAAAGATACTACAGTAGTGTCGGGGGCAGTTACAACTTCATCTTGTTCTGCTTGTGCTGCCTGTAGTCTCCTAGCCTTTAATTTATCTTTAAGACTTTGACCTTCTTCCTCATCATCCTGAATATCAGATGATAAAGCATCATCAGTAAAAGACTGCTGCCTCTTTAGTTTTAGTTGTTCTCGTAAAGAAGACATTAGTAGTCCCCGTCATATAAATCTCTACCAGTCCATATAGCGTATTTAGTAACGCCATTTTCATTATACTGCACAATATCTCCCTTTGAATAAGCGTTAGCAGTATAGGCATTATCTATCAATTCATCTGGGGAACCATCAAATACTTTTAACCGCTTGGATTTTTGTGCAGGTATAGCCAACTGTTTATCAATAAATGCCCTTACATCTTGTGCAAGTACATTTTCTTGTGCCTCTATCGCATTACGCATAGTTTCGTCACTTGTACCATACGTAGTTTCTACGGCATTTATAGCCTGATTAAAGTTATCGAAATAAGATTCGGCATTACCTTCTGTTATTTGTTTAACTTTATCTGCTACACCATCATATAATCCTGCTTTACCCATAGTTCTTTTAATTTGCGCATTAAATACAGCGTTTACACTTTGTGGGGAGAACTGGGCATCATCATCAGCCTCTGGGTTAGCTTCTTTCCACGCTTGCGTACCATCAATCGCACTTTGTCTTAGTGCATCAAAATCATTACGTTGTTGTGGTGTAAGACCGCCTTGAGCCAACTTCTGTTCAGCATACACAAACATTTCCTCAAAGTCTTTAAACTCTGGTGGAGATTTTTCTTTCTGTATTTTCAACTCATTTAGAGTAATACCTTGCTCTGCTGCTCTTTTACTCAAGATATGATTTTCAGCTTCACGTTCTAGTTGCTGCTGCCTCTGTAAGTCTGCTACGTCTTGACGGGCGTTGTCTCTAGCACGTTGGTCTGCATCTGTAGCCTCTTTTCTGTTAGCACGTGCTTCAGCGGCGTCAGCAATCTGCATAGCTTGGTCAATGCGTTTAGCGTTTTGGTCAAACGCACCTACTTCCATATCAAATCGTTGTGTGTCTCTTGCTCGTTCAGTAGCTGCAAACCCAGCTTCTTGAGCAGCAACCTGCCTAGTAAAGTCTAAGCCACTGACTTTACCCATGCCTGTAAGAGAAGGCCGTGCAGCAGATGCAGTGCTGGCTACGCTTGCATTCATCCTATCTGCTGCTCTTTTTGCAGCTTGTCCTTCTCTACCAAACAGTCTTCCAATAGGGTCATCTACTTCAAACATAGACGAACTTACTGTAAGATCGGGTGCTTCAGGAGATTTACTTGCGAGAAAAGCAGATTGAGTAATGGGTGTTTCACCTCTGACATAACCTTCAAAATCAGCCGCCGCATCGTATTTTTGTCCCGGCTGTAAAGTTGCTCTTGTTTTATCAACATTAGCTAAGTATGCTTTTACCTTTTCTGCACTACCTAATCTTTCAAAGGCGGCTGCTGTAAAGTCAACATCTCCACCCAACTCTGTTGCAAGTAGTTCAAAGGCTTCTTTATTTTCTTGGTCAACTTTTAACTTTCTTGCTTGATAGGCATCTTCTTTCGCAGCGTTTCTAGTTTTTATATACTTACGTGCTTCACTAAGTTCACTATTACGTCTTTCTAAAGCGTCCTGCATAGATTTATCGACACTAGATGCAAAACCAGTTAAAAGACCTCTACCAAAACTGCCGCTAAATAATCCCATTATTTCTTCCTCACCATTAAACCTTTAGGTTCTTCTATATCAGACTCTTCGTCTTTCTTTAACTCTTCAGTATCTACTTTATTTAGTTTCTTTTTATATTCCATTGCGTATTTAGCTAACGCTGAATTACGTGGCTTATCTTTATCAGGATTAGTTAAACCTGTTTCATAGTCAATACCTGCACTATCACCTAACAACATAATTAATTCCATAAGTATTGGCACTACAAGCATACCTACATCTACAGTATGTTTACCTTCCATAACGCTAGACAGTTGCATACTATTAGCAATAGAGGTTACAGGAACTCCTAATTCTAACACTTCAATAATCTGATCCATAAACTCTTCTGTTGTCATGCTTGCCATATAATACTCAATGGCTTCATCTACAGTAGAAAACTGTGATGGTTGTTGCCAAGGTCTTGCCCCTAACTCATGCGTTAGTGACATACCGGGAATAGGAGCATCAAAAAATTCTTCAGCCATTTTTTATTTCACCCCTGTGTTTACGTATAACCTGCATTTGTTTTGCTACACGAACTGCTGGATTAGATAAATCTAAACCCTCACTCATCTTGTTACCTGCGGTTGTTTTAGATAGCAATCCACCTGTAGGTTTTTCAGGCTTATCGCTAGGCATATTTTCAATATCCATATTGTAATATGCTTTAACTATATCAGTAAGCGCACGAGACATTATGCTTCTCCTTCTTTTTTTCTACTACCATATCCATAAGTTTCTTAGTTGCCCATTTTAATGGCGGTACTTTAGCTATTAGTTTAGCATAATTTTCACCGTGTGTCATGTATAATTTTTTAAACCATTTTGGTGCATCATACTGTAACCATGTACGGAAGATAAACCACTGTACATTCTGTTTGCCATACACTTCACGGGCAACCCAGCAAAGGCCACCCGACATAATCCATGCAGAACCTAGTGTGCCAATCAAGCCACCGATAGCATTACCAGCAGCACCAGAAGATTGCTCATTTGCAATTGTGCTACGTGTCTTAGCATCCAGTTCTGCAATAGCCAAAGCGTTAACACGGTCTATTTGATTTTCAGCAGATGTCCATGCCCACTCCATCGTATCTGAATAGTAGTTCCATAAGTTGCTGTATGCTTGCTTACTAATATCCAACACTGCTGAAGCATTAAGTTCGTTAGCACGATTAATAGCTGCAGTATCTGCTGTGGCAATCTGCCTACGCCACTGTGCATTACTTTGTGCAATCACAAGCTGGTTCTGTGCATTGAACTGGTCACGCTGATTATTCAACTCAGCATTAAAACGCTCAATAGTATTAGCTTGACCTGCATTAAACTGTGACTGTGCATTTTGTTGTGTTGCGTTAAACTGTGAAGTTTGAGATGCAAGGCTTGCAAAGAATTGGTCAACTTGATTCTGTGAACTAGCGTTAAACTGTCTTGCAGCATTCTCTGCAGCTTGATCTGTAAACATTGCCTGTACACGCTGCTGTGCTTTGAACAGTTCAGTCTGCTGGCGATTAGACAAGTTAGCCATGTCAATCTGTAAGAAATTTTGTGCGTTCTGTACTGCAGCTTGCTGACGATTGCTTAAATTAGCTGTATCCAACTGTGCTAGTGCAGATGCTTCAGCCATTACAAGAGCCTGTGAGTTAGACAGGTTCTGCAGGTTCATTGTATTAGCAGCACGTGAGTTTTCTAGCTGTACCTGCTGCTCTGCTGTAAAGTTCTGATTGGCAATGTCACTAATCTTACTAGCGTTCATTACCTTTGTTTGAAAGGCTTGGTCAAACTCTTGGCCCATAAACCTAGCACGTTGCTCTGCAGCCAGCATTGCTGATTGCTGCCTATTAGATAAGTTTTGCGATTCAAACTTGGCTACTGTCTGTGCATCTGCCATTGCAATAGGCATTGCAGACTCCATAGCAGCCTGTACAATAGCCTGACCAGCCAAAGATGATGCACCTAACCCACGAGCAGCCATAGACGATGTAGCAGCCCTCATAGCCCCTGCAGCCCATGCTGGTGTAGCACCGCCTTGAAACTGCTGCATCAAACCGTCAAGCTGTGTAGCCACCATAGTTTGTGCAGATGGATTAGCCTGTGCAGCAGCAGCATCTGTCTGTGCAGTTACTTGTGCAGCTTTAGTAGCATCAACACCTGTGCCACTAATCAGTTCGCCTTGTTGTATTTGACGCTGTACAGGATTGTTAATAAGTATTGCATTTCCCTGTGCTGCTTGCAAGTTACCTACAGATGAAGCAGTCTGCTGTGCGGCAGTTACTTGTGTGCGTGGGTCTTGCGGATTTGACTGTGCAGCTTGAGTAGCTGTTACAGCAGCATCTACATTAGCAGTAGCAGTATCTGCTTGCATTAAATTAGCTTGAGTAGGCTGAGTTACAGGTGGTGCTGTATATGCTTTAGCTGTTTGTGTTCCCACCCCAACTTGTCCAGTAACTGTACCTACACCGGGCTGCAACTCTTGTCCAGTATCGTACTGTGTTAGTTGAGGAGTAGTGACACCACCTGTTGGTAATGTAGGATCGTAAATACGTTTAACTGTTTCCTGCGTAATACCCGGCCCATCCGAAGATACTGCATTTGGTTGCACTGACCCACCTGTCTGAAACTTTTTAACTACACCACCTTTAGCCATCTGCATAGCTTTGTTTGTATAGTCATTCATCTTCTGTTGTTTCATAGGGTCTTGTGCAAGGAAGTCTTGAAATCCCTGCATATTACCTTGATAGCCCATAGACCGTGCTATCTTCTCCATGCCACTAGGTTTAAATGCTTTAAACATTGCCATTTTACAGTTCCCTACTCAATACTTTATCTAGTTTATCTTCTACACGATGTAGTGCTTCCATAACCTGCCTCATATCATCACGGAGTTCATTGCGTGTAGCATACTCTTCACGTGTTTTGTTTATTAAAATGTTCAACCGCTTCTGCTCTTTGCTTTGGTCAGACAAAAACCATGCAAGGCCAGCTACAACTAAACCAATAAGTATATCTATGAGGCTTGTCATTTCCATGTTTAAATCTCGTCAGGCCAGTCATTTATCGGCGCATTACCTGTTGGATTATCGTTATCATCTACTGGAATATCAAACAGAGCAATAAAAGCATCCAAGTCTGCTGCATTGTCTATTGCAGTTTCTATTGTATTACTTGCTGTGCGTACCGCTACACGATATGTTGTGACTTCACTAGGTACAGTATACCCAGATACTTCAGCAGCCTTTACGATGTGCCAGTCGGTTGGTGCAAGCAACAAACCTGCCTGTTCTTTTGTTTGTGCTTTGTGGATTGACTTGAGGCCAAGTGTTACAACCTGATTGCCGCCTTCGTCTAATATAGGATTGTCATCTTCATCGACTTCATTTATGTCAGTTAGTGATTTTGGTATTAGTGTGCCGTCAAGATTACGACCCCAATAAAAACGGTTGTCAACAGGTTCTTGCACTGGGGCTGGCTCTTCCCACACAATATTATATCTTGCTTTAAACGCATCATTATACCTCATCCACAAACCAGAATGCAGTGTTCCATTGCTATCTGTCCAAGCTGTTCCCGGTCTTAATATTTTGTGTCCGTGTTTCCAAGGCATTATTATATCTCCTAGTTAGAATTAGAATATTTAAATGGACATTCAGCAAATGCAATATAGAAATGCCCATTATTGTTTTGATTTATACCTGCTGTTGAAGCGGTGCGTATCTGAAACCCATTGCTTAAAAAGTCTATGTCTGCATTTGATGTGTCTTCATCATTATAGTTGTCAGCATCAAGTCTATCATCCATTTCATTGATAGGACTTCTTACTGAATCTAATATAAACCAGTTACCTGTTCCTTCGTAACATTTTATCATAACCCATCTTGGCTTAAACCCAGTGTAAACAAAAGGACCTTCCGCAATACCATTTCCTTCATAACTTCCCAGCTTACAATAACCATCCACTGAATGAAAATTATACATAATAAAATTGTGATTATCTTCGTTATTTGTTCTAGTTGCGGCAGTTGTACCAGAAATGCCAACAGTTACAGTTTCATCATTTCCTGACGTTGGGTATACTTGTGCAGTTCCAGTTGGATTCATGCTAGTCCAATATATATAATCATCACCTATATGTGTTGATGACAGGCTCCAGTTGTCGTTATTACTATTATTACCACGATCTTTAATAAGCGTAAATTCTGTCTGTTTTAATAATCCATGACCAACAGGTCTACCGCTTAGACCAGCAGAAGTATGATCTCCAACATAACTAGCTATACTAAATCCAGCAGTTTGATTAGCAGTTACAATTGATTCTTTACCGCCTTTAAAATTACTTGAACCACGTTTTGTATTAGGAGTAACTTGTCCACCCATACCACTATGTGATGAACAATAATAGTATAAAGTTGGTGCATCGCTTGCAAGAACTATAGTTGTTGTACCATCAGTACCCGGCGTACCTGCTGTTGTTACACCCGTTGTATATTCTGAGCCACCGCCATGAGTACCGTCTGATGTAGTAGAAAAACGAAGTGGATGACCTGTATTACTACTGTCTGATTGGTCAAATGTATATGTACCACCCGGTTGTAGTGTTAATGTAGGAGCATATATAGTTGTATTTCCATCAAACAAATATTTATTTTGATCGCCATCACTAGCATCTGCATCAACTTTTACAGTATAATTTCGTGTAGGAGAAGGCCCACCTGCTTTCCACATCCAAGCTACATATGAATCACCACTTCCATTAACATCACCATTAGAGCCAATGGTAAATCCTTGAGGATCAAAAGATATTAAAGTAGTATCATCTGTTCTTGTGGCTTCTGATGTACTATGGGCTACACTAGATTGTACATATGTTTTTGGTCCTCTAATTGTGTCAAATAAATAGTGATGGACATTAGCATCTCTTTCTTTAATCCATACAAAATCCGGACTATCTATACCTTCTTTGGGAATGTTGTCGTCTACTAATGCGAGGAAACCTGTAGGTACATCATAGAAAAATTTACCTAAACCATTAGCGTCCGTTTTATCCGTAGCTGGTGCTGTTTCATCTCCAGCAAAAGTTGGATCCTGCCCAAAGTTAGCATGATGTGGGTCATTGCTTGATGTGCCACCTGTCTTACTAACCATCATAAGATAAGTACCTTCAATGCCCGTAAAAGCTGCGTTAGTTGTGGTGCCATCCGCTATCTCTGATGCTGTTGCACTATTTTGCCAAGTACCGTTTTTACTAAACCAAAGCGCACCATTATCCGCATCAAATGCAACACCGACTATGTCACCATCAGCACTCCAAGAGTCACCGTATGACCCCTGATCTCCGCCATTATATATATTGCCCTGATCGTAGTATAAATAACAATCGCTATTATTATATGGGATACTACTTATAGTTGTATCTTTTTTAGCGATACCAATGAGTCTTACCATACTACCAGAACCTGCACTTCCGTTTCTAGCTTCCCAATACCATTTTCCAGATGATACAGCAAAAGTAGATCGCTGCGTTCCGTTATTGCCGCTAGTTAAAGCACGAAGATTTCCTTCAGTTGGTGCATTGTAATTATAATTATTGTTTGGATCCCAAGTATCAAAGTTCTGTGTAGGACTGTCACCCATCTGGTCAGTTGTTTCTATATTGACAGACGGTGTAAAATCATTACCCTTACCTGAACTGTCTGTACCCAATGCACTAGCAGTTGAGTTATCAGAGAAGTCAAGATAGAAACCATTATCGCCAAATGTTAAACCCGACACTGCCTTTGGAATCCAATAACCATTAGAACCTAATTGACCAAATTCTGTTGGATCAACTATACTACCATCAATTACATTCATTTCAGCAAGGTAGCCATCAAAGTGATAGGCACCATCAGTGTCATCACCAATATAAGTAGTAACACCATTACGCAATAACATGGTGGCTGTATCATCCGGCACAAATGATCCACTGGTTGTTCCAGATATTAATTCTCCATTTACATAGACCTTATGTATGTTTGCGCCAGTTTGGTCTTGACTATCCGCTTGAGCAACAATGTGATACCAAGCTGATGTATTTTTAAATTCTCTATCACTTGTAAAGCTGGTATATCCCGTATTGTATGCATTCCATGTTATTTTGTCACTTGAATCAAACTGTAAAAAAGCACTACTACCACTTTTTGCAAATATAATATTTGTTCTAGCACCTAGACCAGCACGTTTGACCCATACAGATATTGTCATTTTTTTAGTATTAGTCTGTGTGCTAAAATCGCTTTTTGATAATGCTGGCTCATCATCAGGCTCAAACCTAAGACTATTAGCAATAGTAGTGACATCTTGAGGATGCTGTACGCCACCCGAACCAATGTGTTGTTCTCCACCTGTGCCTGTATAAAGAATAGTTTCAAAATGATCGTCAACTTGCAAACCAGCATCTTGATTTGGGCCAATAGCTGGTGTTGGTAAATTGGAAGTACATAAAGCTAACGCATCTGTTGGCGGGGTATAATAAAAATCGCCTACACCGTTTGCGTCAGATGCCTCTGCTGAACCGGTTGTTTTATTATCAGCAAAGGTATCATCCTGACCAAAATTAAATAGATATTCTCCACTGCTATATGCTAGTGCCATAGCGTGAACAACCCTACCTGCTGATGGGTTTGCAAGCCCCATTGAAAGGCCACCTGTTAAAGCATCTGGGTCCGCACTATTTTGCCAAGTATTATTTTTTCCAAAATATACTTCGTTGTCATCAACATTTACAAAAACTTGAATAATATCTCCTGTTGTCCAAGTGTCTTGGCCTGTAACTTCGTTTTTGCCACCACTTGTAGGACCATAATAAATTTTTCCAGTAGAGTTGTATAAAGGTATTTGATTGGAGTAACTGCCCGGTCCACTGTAATCAAAATAACCTCTGTAACTTGAGAATATACTTCTGTCAATAGTCTGAAAACCTATTCCGGGTGATCCGCCTTTGGTTTTTACATAAACTTCAAAGTACCATTTTCCAGATACGGGTATTGCAGCACTGCTATAACCACCATTTTGATAACTACCACTACTATTTTTGTAACCTATAGCACCTTCAGGATAAGTACTACTACTTGTTGCTGTTTCCGGCCTCATATTAGGATTCATAGTATAAAAATTATTAGTGGGTGTATCCGGCACAACATCGTTTGCAGTTATACCATTTATAGTAAAGTGATTTCCCTGACCAGAATTATCTGCAATAGTATTGTTTGGTTGATCCGTAGCTGATCCATAAGGGTCATCCCTAGAACTACCTGTGGTGTTTATATCCGAACTTTTATACGTAAAATAAAATCCATTTACTCCATAAGTAAACCCAGCACTAGAAAGATTCTTTGGAACCCAAACGCCATTAATATCTTCTGCAAAATCATTTATATCGCCAATATAGCCATCAAGAGCAACAGTTTCAGCAAGATAACCATCTATATACTGAGAAGCGTTACTTCGTTTCATTATTGTGGTTAGATGACCAGTATTGATAAGTTTATCCATTGTACTGGTTGTGGCTCCAGAAACACCTTTTTCTAAAGAACCATTTATGTAAAGTTTATACTCACCTGCTGAATGGTCAAATGTAAAAAATACATGATACCAAGCTGTAGGATCTCTAAATAGGGCATTTGAAAAATATGTGGAACTATTTTCTATGAGTCCTATTTTTTCAGTATCTTCAAAAATAATACCTTCAATACCACTAGCGGCAGCACAAATAATACTATCGTAAGTTGCAAAACGTACTTTAGACTGTTTTATCCAAGTTGAAAAAGTTCGTTTGTTTACATCTGTCGAAGTTCCAAAATCATTTTTACTTAGATATGCCGCAGAACCATCAAACCGCAGAGATTGATTTATAGTAGTAGGATAGGCGAAGTCACCGCCGCCGCCACTTAACGGTCCACCCGGCGCACCCGCACCGCCCAGTCCAGCATGATTTCCTTTTACAATACTCATATTTTAATTACACACCTTCTGATGTCAGTGAACCTGATACTGATAATAACACATCGTTTGTTCCTGATGTACCTACTGTATAATAAGCTAAGTGATATACACCTGCTGTTTGTAGAGCAGTTAGTGCTGATGCATTCATTGCAACTACAGCATTCGCAGTAATAGCGTGTCCTCCAGAGTTATCAAACTTAATATTGCCTGACTGACCTTCTACAATATTAGAAAATGTAATTTCTGCATCGGCAGTAGGGGTACATTCAAAATTAGTATTAGCAGATAAATCAAAACTAGCATCATCTTCTGCTGTAACAGCATCAGTTCCATCTGAACTTAATGCACGTCCTGTTACAGTAACTTCATCTGCACCAATCTCTAATACAGTAGATGATGTATCTTGAATCTTGATGCTACCTTCACTTGTAGCATTATCAATAATACTGTCAGTACCATCGTGATAAATCTCTAGGTCATTACCTGTACCAAACCGCAAGCGATCATCTGTTGCTGCACCACTGTCATCAAACTCAATGTTAAAGCCATCTGCAGTAAGTGTACCACCAAGAGCAGGTGATGTATCACTTGATATACTTGTTCCCGGTAATGCTTCAAGCTGTATTGTACCACCAGTGTTATCATATGTCAACACATAATTATCTTGACCCGCACCTATACTTTGGTCTGCGTCAAATTCAAAGTTGCCTATAAAAACATTACCTGTGGTATTAGGATCAAGTATAATGTCTCCAGCCGTATCTGTACTTATAATACTGTTGCCGTTAATATTTATATTATCTACTTGTAACTCTGTTACTGGACTATTAGTACCAATAGTTACACCGTCAATAGCACCGCCATCAATATCAACTTTGCTAATATCAACTTCGCCTGTGCCATCTGGTGTCAGTGCAATATTACCGTTTGTATCGGTAGATGTAATAGCATTGCCATCAATATTAATATTGTCAATTTGCGCTTCCGTAACAGGACTGTTTGTACCTAAAGTAATACCGTCAATAGCACCACTGTCAATGTCTACCTTGGTAATGTCAACTTCTCCAGTGCCAGCAGGAGTAAGTTCAATGTTACCGTTAGCATTTGTGCTTGTAATAGCATTACCATCAATATTAATATTATCAACATCGAGGTCTGTATTAATTACAACTGTACCAGTTCCGTTTGGTGATAGGTTAATATCGCCGTTAGTATCTGTGCTGCTAACAGTGTTGCCATCTACATTGACATTACCAACAGTAGCACCCGAACCATTCAGCTTTAAGCGTTCTGCAGCAGCAGTACCAGTTGACATGGTTTTGAATATCATGTCAAATTCTTCAGATGTAGGTGTTAAGCCGCTGGCTGATGACTCAATAACGCCACCAATTTCTAAGTTACCTGAAGCAGTTTCAGTGGAAAACTCAACGCCAGTACCGATGCCGACAGCAGGTGTACCACTGCTTTGTGCTTGTAGTTTAAGAACATCAGTTACTGCGTTTGTTGTAGAGTTTTCTACGTTTAGTGTTACGCCTGTATCTGCTACGTGTGTAATATTTACTTCGCTACCTGCACCAAGATTAATAGCAGATGCATCAGTAGATAAATCTACATTTCCAGTAACATCAATGCCTGTGCTTTCTGTTGAAAGTTTAATAGAGTTATCATAGTAGATGTCTACAGCACCATTAGCAGTACCATGTAAGTATGTTTCAGTACCAGCAGTAGCAGACAATCTTAAATCTGTAGCAGCAATACGCAAATCACCAGTACCTGCTGCAAAAATTCTACTTTGATTAGATGCAGTATCGTGATATATTTCTAAATCAGGATTAGCACCAACACGGATTCTGTCATTATCATCTACATCAATATTATTACCACCAGTAGTATTACCGTTAGAAAGTACTTCACTGAGTTCATCTGCTCCACCTATTTGAGAATCTACGTATGCTTTAATAGATTGCTGCGTAGCTAGTGCTGTATCACTATCTGAAGTCATTGTGTCTTCGTCAAGAATAGCAGTCACAGTTGCGCCGCTAGCTAACGTAAGGTCTGTGCTGCCTGTAAGGTTAGTAAATGTACCAGCAGCAGCACTATTAGCACCAATGGTAGTTCCGTCAATAGCACCTGCGTCAATGTCTACGGTAGGTAAGTTTGCTGTACCAGCAAGGTGAAGGTCTTTATACTCAAGAGAAGATGTACCAAGGTCTAGTGTGTTAGTCGTCTTAGGACGCATTTCTGTAGACGACACAACCACATCTTGCACAGGGCCAACCACAGTAATAGGACCACCTTCTGCAGCAGTACCATCGTGTGTATGTCCTGTGGTAGCATTAAAGGCTGCTTCAATGGCATCATATTCGCCATCAAAGTCAGCAGCGTTAATTACGTTACCATCAGCAATATTATTAGCTGTATCGTTTCTAGTGTATCCTGTTCCCATAGTTTTTACCTTCTTGAGTTAGTGGCATATTCTACCGTTAATGCGTCAAGGGAAAACGGCGGTGCCTCTGTAGCAGAATCAAACAAGAATGAAACTGCAAATCCTGAACCAACAACTTGACTTTCAAATAGTTTAACTAGCTTGGCTCCATATGATGTTACACCAAATGTACCTTGTCCAAAGAAACCAACAGTACCCTGTGTGTTTTGAATGTTAATAGGTGCTGGTTGTATTATACCTGATTCGTCAAAATCTAACTTTAAACTTAAATCAAATGCCACACTACCTTGTGGATCTGTGTACAAAAATATCTTATAAAAAGTTTTTCGTACACGTGGGTCTTCAATAGGAATAAACGGCGTAGCAAAAGTAATTAGTATTGGTGTACCATCAAAATCACTTCCTGATTCCATTTGATACAAGTAGCCATCATTATTAGCAAAAACCACGACTTCTGTATTTAAGTGGTAGTTACTGTCTGCTACATATGCTCGTATGCCTCTTGTTTCTGCATACTGCATATTTGCACCGCCCTGTTCTGCAAACTGCGTAGCAATAATACCTTGAGCATTTTCCTGCGTAATGTTATTGTTGTACCCTAATATTCTATACTGCGACTTTTCTCTAATAACACAACTTGAAAAATTTGTATTCGCTGAAATAAATGTCGTTAAGTCATCCTGTATAGTTTTAGATACAACACCTAATCCAAAGTCACCAATTCTATCTGTTGCACTTAACAGTCGCAGACCATCAGGTGCTAAGAACATAATGTCACCGCCGACTTCTTGAATGGTGTCACTTTCAATACAGCCAATATCGTTTGTTACTGGCTGCAATGTAAAGTCTGCGATAGTGTTACCGACTAATCTTTGTATAGATACTTCAGTAAAAATAATTAATTGGTCACGAAATACTTCTAGTCCAGTAATTGGTGAGCCTACGTTGATTGCACCTGCGCCATTAGCTACTGAAAAGTCATTGTCTGTATATGGTGCAGTAAAATTAAGATTAGTTCCTTTACCAAAGAACAAAGCATTTTTAAAATTGCTTACAAAAGATGAGCCTTTTACATCTGCTGGAGCATCGTTTAGTACTGTAAATATACTATCATCATATGTGGCTGGTGCATTGGCACCGTCAACTATAGCAATCTTTTGCGTACCATCGTAGTTGTATTTAGCAAACCGGGTACGTGATGCACCTTCTCTACTGGTAGATATAAATGTAATGGCGGCATTATCTGCTGGGCTAGAGTTAAGTGCTGGGTCTATGCTTATAGTTGCTGCACCAGAAGTAACGCTAGGTGCTGCTGTAACTGTATATATTAAGTCTACACCAGCAATAGTAAACTGATCTTGTGGTTGCGGAGTAGCGTCTAAACCATCTACCGCTAATGACGAACCTGTTTGGCTTCCACCATTTACTAATACAGTACCATAACTAGGCACATTTATTTTAGTATAGCCAGTACCTGTAGTGCTGTATATGTCATCATTTTTAGCAACAATAGCTTGGCTTTCCCAGCTTGCTACGCCTAATGCAAGGTAGTCTAGTACGGTAGATACAAACGTAATGTCATCTTGATCTGACGGATTGACCACCATTGTTTGGTCAAATGTTAATGTTGCTCTGTTTACACCTGCAGAAAAACTCACGCCGCCTGTGGCTATAGTATATCTGAAACTAAGAACAGCGTTGTCTGTAGGAGTAACTGCTAACTCTGGTGTTATTGTAAGAGTAGATGCTGTACCTACAAGAGCCGTTGCTGCGCTTACTGTGTATACAGTTGTGTCACCTTCTATAGTAAATGTATCATTTACAGATGGGGTTACATCTAATCCGTCTACGTCTAGTGATGTACCTGTCTGCGCCGCACCTGCAACTGCACCACCTGTAAATGTCAACACATCACCCGCAACAGGTGTTTGGTGTATATTTGCTATTGTAAGTGATGTACCGCTTTGACTACCACCATGTACCTTTGGTGCGCCATATGGCGGAATTATATTACTGTCGTATTTGTCATAGCCCTCAATTCTACGATAGCCACCTTCAACAGACGGTTCAAAGTTACGTAGTATTCTTGCGCTACCCGGTGCGTTAATACCCTGCTGCAAAGGTGACAGATTACTTATAAGACCACCACGAAACTCAACGGCATAGGTTTTCCATGCATCAGCCATAAATTACCCCTATGTTATTGAAGAATATCCGTATCTAAGGCCACCACCTGTGTTTTGCGGAATCATATAAGAACGCACATACCGTGTACGGTTAATCAACATTGAACGCATATATTTAATGCCTTCATCAAACTTTTCTTTCATTACCAACGCATCTTGCGTATTACCACGGAACAAGTACGCATAGTGCATAGCACCATCTACAATCACATGAACAAACCTATCAGGTATTACTATTGTATCATTGTTTGCAGATAAGTCAGCAGTAAAGTTAAAGTACTCATATACTAACTCATATGCAGCATTTGGTTCTGGGGATAAAATAAACTCAAGGGAAGGGGCGTGTACTACACGGGTGGGAACACCTTGAAAACTGGTGTTGTTATATTCTTGTGCTACAAATTTATCTAAGTATTCTTCATATGTCATAGGTAATATACGAGTTGTAGAATTACCTAGTGAACTATTTTCTTTAATTCTAAAAGTATCAAAGTTAATTACCTTGCAATCAGCAGGAAAAGAATAACGGCTCTGATTAGCCGTTAGTGTTAATTCTTCTACATTATGGTTAAAAGGCCACTCAAATTCGGATTGATTTATATATCTAATAGATGCATTAACAGCGTCCTTTGCGTGTGCATAAAAACCTGTCGCACTTGCAAAGTTTGCAGAAGTTAGTTCAACTTCATTCAAACGTCTGTTTACTTGATTTACTAATTGTAAAAATGTCGTAGCCATCTATGATTCCTCAAAAGAAAAGTGAAGGGGCAAGTTGCCCTGCCCCCTCAACTATTTAGGCAAGTGTGTCACGATCTACTTCATCAGCAGCCATGTCACCTGTGTCTGCCATATTCATCAGAACTGCGAACACACGGACTTTACCTTCAGTTGGAGCAGTAGTTGCTGCCTGAAGTTCCCAGTCAATTGTGTCTTCAGCTTCGATGAAGATTGGAGCAGATGCATCAGCCATAGTTGCATAGCCAACACCAGATGTCAAAGAAGCAGAGTTATCGTCAATGTCAAAAGCTGACACAAAACGAGTAACATCTACACCAGTAACACCAAGGTTAGCAGTACAACCATCAGCAGCCGTTTGTACAGAAGCAGTCATTTCAAACCCTGCGGTAAGAATGAGTGTTTCAGCAGGTACGGTAATCGCTTCAATGATGTCATTGGCAGCAAGAGCAGAACCTTTAGCAGTTACTGCAGCAGCCAAATCAATCGTTTGCTGTACCATGTACGGCTGACGACCCCGTGCGCCAACGCCACGGGCAGTAGAGGCAAGAGTAGTTACAGTAGCCATAATCTATTCTCCTTTACGCTAAGTGGTAGATGGCGTTGACAAGAGCCTCTGGACGGAGAATCTTGCGACCATACAAATGCATACCACGAACAATGTCAGCAAAGCTGTCAGGGTCACGGTAGGTTTCGGTCTTATTAATCTGCTCTGCAGTTGCAACAGCAGATGAATGACCAGCAACAATTACACCAAAGTTAACGGCACTGTTTGTTCCTGCAAAGGAAGGACCAGTACCAAGTGCTGGCAAATTGTTAGACGAGTACACGGTGAAGCCGTGGATGTTGTTGCTTACAATGCCGTTCTGCAAGCCTGACCCACCAAAGTCAGCATCAAACAGACGAGAATCTTCGTCTTTCAATACTTCCATGAACACTGGATCAAGAACAAGCCAACGACCCTGTGTGTCAACATTCTGCTGGTCTAGCAGACGTGACATACGGGCAATGATTTGCAACGGATTTGCATCACCTGCGGCAGTTGGAGCAGCACCTGCACCAGTACGTGGCAGGATAGCAATCGCTTCACCCGCAGTACCAGAGTTAAAGTCAGATGCGTCCAGCTTCATGCTGGCAAGCAATTCGTCTGTACCTGCAGTTGAAACAGCAACAGAACCGTTAACAGTTGTGTTTACTGTGTCAGCATTTGCATGAAGTGCAGACTGCTTGTAGCCTGACAAGTAGCCAAGAACGTCTTGGTCAAACTGGTCAGCCAAACGGTACGCAGCACGGTCACTTGCCAAAGACTGGAAGTTAACGTGGCTGTGTGCCTCTTCAATGTCGTCAACCTTAAATGCAAAGTAGTTAGCTTTGTCAATTGTCAGGCTGAAGTCTTCATCGTCAAGGTCTTGTGGGGTGATTGTTGTACCACGCTCATAAGCCTTAACTGTGATTTCGGGTTCCTTGATAATCTTCACGGAATCACCCATGTTAGCAATCTCACCGAAGTAATCGGAGTTTGAGATAGCTTCAGCAACAGCAGACTTGCGGAAAGCAAGTTGCACCTGTTTGCTGTAAATTACGGGTGAAAAATTACCGTTAGGAAGATTGCCATACCCCGCAGCGGAAGTAAATGCCATTTTAAAATCTCCTATTGTAGCATTTTACAGATACAAACTCGCAAGACTAATCAGGAGGCTGATTCACATTGGGTGCGTATTTTAGCAAGATGGCCGTCCTGCTATTCTACGGGCCATGTTCGTCAGGTAATCCGTAAGACTTGGCTGTTTGCGAATAGTAGTGTAACCATGTTGCGCTACACAGTTACACTAATCTGACTATAGTTATACTTACAAATAACTATTTGTCAACACTTTTTTTATCTAGCAGAGCCAGATACATCATAGATAAACTTTCCAGAACGGATAGCTTCCATAATTTCGTCAGACCGCTTTTCGTATTCTTGCGGTGACATTTTTTGTACAGCAGACTCTTTGAGGTACGTAGTAGCTTCATCTGATTGTGGCTTACTACGTGAGTCTTTTGTAGATACAGACTTAGCTGCATCTTTATTAGACTTAGGTTTTGTTTTAGCAATACCCATGTCAGCTTTGTACAAGTCAATGGCTCTAGCAGCAGAACGTGCGTCATTGTCATTGTCATACAGTGCATCTTGCACCCACTTAGGCTGCTCTTCTGCCCACTCGTGAAACTCATCACTGTCACGAATGTCACCAAAGTCAGGATGCAACCGCATTAGTTCTGCTTCAGCTTTTTCTTTAGTAGCACTAGACTGCAACTCATCAATTGCTTTCATACGTTCTTCCAGTGCTGTTGACTGTTCACGTGCTTTCTTCATAGCAATTGTTTCAACGATAGCTGCTACATCAGGATAGTCTGCTGCCCATTGTTCAATGTCTTCGTCAGACTTAGGCAGTTTCATTTCTTTCTGTGCAGCTTGGCTGAGTTGAGATTTGAGTGCTTCAATCTCTTTCTTAAACTCTTCAGCTTGTTGTTGCTGGTGTCTACGTAAATCAGAGTAACGCTTTTTAAATGTTTTCTCTTCTGCGTTTGCAGGTTCAGCTTCTTGTTCTTCGGGTTGTTCTTCTACTTCACCCTTCTGTTCTTTTAGAAGCTGCTCTAGTTCTTCTTCTTCCATTTTGCGTTTTTCTTCGTTAGTGTATTTACGATTTGCAAACGCAATCTTCTTTTCAGGCTTCATTTCTTCAGCCATAATAGCTTGTTCTGCCATTGTTTGTACTTCCTTTTGTTGGGGCCAACGTAGCCACGCCGGGGTGGGGGATGGGTAGGCCAACTGATTGTGGATTATTTTTATTAGTGGCCTAATCCACCGTAGCCACCACCTGTATCTGCCTCACTTCCATCTGCAGCAGAGCCTCCGGTATGGCCTCCGCTGTCACTGTTGTCCTCTTTACCAACTGCTGCATCTCTATCTTCTGACCTTACGCCGCCACCAAATGATGCATCCAAATCTTCTGACCTTACGCCGCCACCTTTGCCAGTAGCCACATCAGCTTTACCGAAATCTGCTGCAGATTTATCAGAGGTGCCGCTAAATGAGAAGCCGCTATCACCATCTCTTGTTTCATCAGCAAGACCTTTACCGCCACCCTTTGGATAACCCATAATATCAGCAAATTTATCGTAATTTACTTTGCCTTGTTTACTTAAACCTGAATATGTTGTTGAGTCAATAACGCCACCACGCCAACCTGATTTTCTACCTGCATCAAGTGCTTCTTTGTAATCTGAAAAAGAAGCGTAACTCATACTTCCATTGTCACTTTTAGCTTGACCACCTGTTCTTATATCTATAGCAATACCATTTTTATCAAAGAAACCACCAGTAACAGGGTCTAAATCCCCTTTTTCATAACCTGCATATCGTGAAGGTGTTACGCCTATATAATCTTGAAGTGCCTTTAGGTTACGTGCTACAACAGCAGATGCTGGCAATAGACCTTCTGCTGGTTGAATTTCCCCTTTTACTGGTTGAACGCCTAATCCAGTCATGGGTAATCCGGGTAGCCCTGATAAATCTGCTGGGCCAAATGGAGCAGACGGACCACCTATTGCAGTAGGCATAGCCTCTGGATCTTTTTCAAACACGGTTGCAACATCACCTAATCCAAAAACTTCTTTTACAAAGTTACCACCCGGAACAAAAGATAGTAAATCTATTCCACGCCTTCCTGATATTGCATATTTTTCTTTAACCACGTCTTTTTGTTCATCTATAGCTTTTCCAGCTACAGTTACAGCAGTATCTTCTGCCGACCTTCCTGAATCATCATTACGAACTCCTGTTTGACCCATAGTAGGAGTCACTGCCGTAGTTTCTTCTTGTGATTGATCTCCTTTAGGTTTATACCCATCTGGAATAGGATAAACAGGTTTACCATCTACAAACGGTATCTGTAATACTTGACCTGCATCATTTACGTAAGTTCGCAACTCTGAACCCTGATAGCCAGAACCAACCATTTGACCAAAGGTAGGTATATTAGTTGTTTGATCTGCTGTAGTATACTGAGTTCCTGTATACTGTAACGGTTGCATATAAGGTTGTGTACCTGTGTATGGTGTAAATCCAGTATTAGGCATTTGTTGTGCTGGTTGAAAACCGCCGATACCTGTTCCGGGCATAGTGTATGTACCTGTTCGTGGATCGTATGAAGGAACCATACCACCTGCTTGCATCTTTAGTTCATCACTATTATACTCTTCTTCTTCATCTACGTCAAGGTCATACATATCAAATGGCAAGTCATCTTGCACAACAGCTTCATCACCATTACCCATCTGACCCATAGCTTCCATTTGTGCCAAGCCTTGCTTTGCTTCTTGACGCATACGCATTAAGTTTTCAAGACCAATGTAACGCACTACGTCTGCAGGAAAAACAAATTCACCTTCACTCAACTGAGCAGGAATGTCATCACGTACTTCTTCACGCAATGAACCCGGTGGTACTTCGTTGCCTGATTCCTCATCAACCATACCACCTTCATCCATAAGGCCGCCTTCGTTGAAGCCACGTTCTACTGGCTCAAAGAGTTCCATTTGTTCTGCCATGCGTTTAGCCATTGACTGCATCCCTTAGTGTTTTAATACTACGTAACACTGCAATCGCCCCCTGCGCACGATGCATAAAAACTGTGTTATCGCCTTGCTCTAATGTACGATGTTGCTGTTCAATTAGCACATCTAAATACTTATTGAAGTTGTCCCACTGGCGGCTGTTGCTGACCAGCGGCTTCAGCTTGCTGAGTATTTCCTTGTCCATTCGCACTAAATCCTTGTTCACCCGGCACAGGAGCCTGTCCAGTACCTACGTTACCACCACCTGCACCTGTTGGGTCCATTGCATCCGCACCCGGCGGTGGCGTCATACCACCCTGCTCTTGTTGCATTGGCTGCTGGAAGCCCTTCATAATTTCTGCTTGCAGTGCAGCTTCATCCATATTGTTGGTTACTTTGTCGGGGTCTAAGTCCATAGACTTTGCAATCTCACGGATTACATACTGGAACTTAGCAAAGGGTGCGAGTGCAGGATTACTTGCAATCTGCAAGAACTGCATTAGACGCTGGCTACGCACTTCATTAGCCATAAGACTTTCTGTACCCCGTGCTTTAACTTCCAAGTCACCTTTGATTTCTGGGTCAAAATCAAACTGCATATTAAAACGGAAAAAGCCTTCACCAAGTGGGCGAAGCAGATAGTCGTCTACATTCTTAATAACTGTTTTGGTACTACCTTGTGCAGCACCCATTAGCATTGAGATACCTGAAGCTGTACGGCCTACACCAGACACGCCTGTCTGTCCATGTGCAAATGATGGGAAGCCTGTGCTTTCATCTGCCAGTACACGTGCCTTGTCAAATAGCATCATGTTCTCAGAAGATACGTTAGGGAACTTTGTACCAAATATAGCTTGACCCGGTGCGCCACCCTGTCTGCGGAATACCTTGCCCGGATACAGTGACAAGTCCTGACCCGGCACCAAGTTTGTTTCATCTACCTCAACAATCAAGTTGCCAGACAGTACAGCATTATCAACAGCCATACGCATAAAGCCATTCATCAATGTCTGTGTATCGTCCATGTTCTCTGCAATACCTACACCAAAGAATGAATACGGGTTCAATTCGTATGGTGCAGCAGAGTATGGAATCTTAGATGGCTTGAATGGATTAAGAACCATACGAAGCAGTTTGTTGTTACAAATCCAAACATTGGCTTGCAACTCATCAAACTCTTTCAGTTCTTTTGGAATGTCAATACCCTGTTCTTCAAGCAGTTCTGTATCAACCATACCCCAATACTCAAGTACCTCAAAGCGGTCTACACCATGTTCTGGTGCATAGTCAGATAAGTCATCTTCCCAATATTGCTTAGTGTAGTTTTCACCCATAGCAATCACTTCATTGATAACTTCACCACGAAAGTATGGACGCTTCTTTAGGTTACGTAATTGTGTACGAGACATCTTGTGACGTTCAATTACAAACTGTGCTTCATCCATGTTGTTAGCATCTGGGTCTGGATAAAAGTTCCAAACAGATACATGATTTACTTGTGGAATTGTTTTAAATAGTGGGTCATACTCACCATCGTCATTCCAGTTAGGGTACTCTTTGTCAACAGCAAACGGACCTTTCATAACACCTGTACCAAACAATGCCATTTCAAATGCTGCATTGCGTAAGTGTTTAGTGGCACCAGATTCTTCTAGCTGGTCGTGTATCTTCTTTTGCATTTTCTTTGCAGCAATTAATGCAGGGCTAAATGCAATAGAGGTAGGTGTCTTACCCGGCCCCTCTTTTAGTTTGTCAGCAACAGGTTCCAGTTTGCCTTCCAGCACCCCAAGTTTTTCTTGTAAGGACTGCGCTGTGGCTCCCGGCGGTAAGTCTTTTCCGTCACCCGCAAAACCGTAGGGACTAGAAATAGCAGTTTCACCACGTAATTGTTCTGGTTCTTTAGGGTCAAAATGTACATCGGCAACAACCCCCTCTGGTAATTCAGTAGGCTCAATAGATAAAGGAAAACGCTGGTTAGCAAACAAGACATCAACAATCTGCCCGTATGCTGCCAGCGTTTTAGTTTTTGTGACTTTAATAAAGACACGAGATTTTTCTGTTTCAGTAAATTGAACATCGGGGCCATACAAACCACGATAATTGCGGTAGGCTTTTAGCCAACGCTGTTCGTCATCATAACGATAATCTTCAGATCGCTTATAACGATCCAATACAAATGGAATAATGTTACTTACGTCTACGTCTGAAACAGATGTATCATCACTATCTTCCAGTGCGATAGCATCGTCTTCGATCATAATTTCATCTTCATTCATATCGTTTTTCCTTAGTATCCAAAGGTTGAGTCTGCGACTTGCATACCACCACCGGGTCTACCCATTGGGTCATAGTCAAATATACTAAACCTTGGTCTGGACATTATACCATACCTAAGAGCATCATACAAGTGGTCTTCACTCTTTGTGTCAATGTCTTCTGGGTTTTTCTTGTCCAACGGTATTGAGGGAAGTTGGGCCGTGAGGTTTGTGCAAGTATCAAAGAAAACAAGTCTAGGCTCCTCTGTAAATTCATCTATCTGTAGTCTACGGTGTATCTCGTTCTTACCAGCTACACGACTGCCCCTGCTTCTGTCTGACGGACGCCAGCGACATCCACGGCTAATCATTTGCTCCGCAAGAGAAGGGCCAGTATCACCACGCTTATGCCAAAGAGAACTGTCCAGAACACCGTACTTAATATTGCCATCTTCCGCTTCCAAATCCAGAATCATATCTGCCAAGTCTGTGGCAAGGACTTTAGAAACGTAGAGTTCTCTATATACCACAAGTTGCTCAGAAGGCGCAACGGCAAACCAAACAACACCACTGAAGCTACCGTAGCCATAATCGCAAGCCCGAAACTTAACCCAGTTGCTAGGAATCCTAAAAGGCTCAACAACATGAACCCGCCTATCAAACTCAGTAAAGGCTGCTCCCTCTTTAATATCCCAATCGCCTTCAAGAAGCTGCCTACGCTGCTGTTCTGGAAGCGATAGAAGCATGGCTTCGTAGTCACCTGCATTCGCAAGGTATGGGTTATCAGAAAGTCTTGCGGGTATAAATCTTCTTTTGAATAAAGATTTTCCAGCTTTACTATGTCCTGCTGGATAGCGGAGAACTTCTCCTGTGTCTGTGTCTGTTGCATCGAAGGCTCTATTATATGGCGAAGGGTCAATGAACATTTTTTTGACCCAGTGATGACCTCTTCCGCCGGGGTTAGTCGTAGCCCTCATAAATATTGGCAAATCAGGTGCAGTAGACCGTAGACGAGAACGCATATAATTCCATGCGTATGGTGTGGACCATTGTGTTAACTCGTCAAAGCCTATCCAGCTAAAAGCTAGACCCTGATAGCGCAATACATCATCATCCCTGTCGAGATAAGACATCCACAATCTTGCACCAGATGGCGCAGTCCACTGCATTTTTCTTTCTGACCACTTAATACCGGGCCAGATTTTTGGGTACAACTCCTGCGACTTAAATATAAGTTCCCGCAACTCTTCCGTTGTGTGTCGCAGTAGCAGCCCACTAAACTGTGGATGTCCCATGTAACGTAATGGGTCAGCAAGCATAGCGTAGCTTTTGCCACCACCTGCAGAACCACCATACAATACTTCTCGTTCAGCCGCCGCTAGGAACTCTGTCTGTGGTCCTTCGTTTGGCTTGAACAAAACATTAGCGTGTTGTTCTATCTCGCTGCTGTCATATTCAGGTGATACAGTTTCCTGTATCTCAACCTTCGGCTTTGGAGCCTGTTCTTTGGTTACTGATTTCTTCCGCTTTGGCGATTGCCGTTTTCGCATATTCTGCCCACTTGCGGAGGCTTGCAGCTTGATTCTTACGTCTTCGCTCATTATTCAATCGTTTCCTCAAACCTACGTGCGAGATGTATCTGCCAGTCTGTGTACTCAGCCAATTAGCTACTTCACGGTAGCTGTATTGATTTACGTGCTGTCTAGCTTTCTCTAACAAGTCCAATTCAATTTGGATAGGTTGAAGAATGTCGGGGTCTTCATCATCCTGTTTATATCCGAATGGTACAGTACGTGCAATACGTGGGATGGGTATCCATTCGTTTTCTTCTTTGATGTCTGTTGGCTGTGGAAGTTTCCACTTGCCTATACTACGTGACATTTTTCCTATTATCTTTTGTTGTGTGTTTAAGAAACGAAGTTTTTTTAGTGGACGACTTTCTAGTCCCCTTTGTCTTCGTTGGTTTAATTAAATCTGTATCATAGAAGTCAGACATATCCATGCCTATACTTTCCATAGTTGAAACTGGTTCTTTTGATTTAGCCATTAGTCATCATCCTCATTTGTTTTTACGTATGGTTCTACCCGGCAAAGTTCCTGTAGTATCAAACGTAACACCATTTTTCTTTTTAGGTTTTGGTTTAGGTAACGTCTTTGGTAAAGGTTTCTTTTTGGGTTTTGGTTTAGGTAAAGGCATAGACTTTCTAGTGCTTGGGTCTGCCCTATATTTAGGTTCTTCTTTTCTAGCCAAAACATTTTTTCTCATGTCCCTGAACTTTTGCATTTCACCGGGAAATTCTTTATTAAAAAGTCGCCTTTCAGATGGGCTTAATTTTTCAAGAGCCTTCTGTGCCGCATTAACAGATGCAACAGTTTTTATATCTTTTTTAATTCTGTTTCTAAGTTTTTTAAGATTAGCAATATTTTCTTTTTGTCTATCAGTCATCAGTCATCATCCTCTACAATAGCTTTAGGTGGCATAAGCATGACACCACCCGATGCTTCTACCTGCATCTTTTCTGTCTTTACCAGACCCACACGGTCAAGCAGTTCTTTAGCTGCAGACATCTTATCACGAATGCCTAACTCAGTCGGGTCATACAAAGCACCTGTCATCGCCATCGCAGCTTTAGGCGCATTACGAGCCATGTACATTTGCGTTGCCTCAAGAATTTCTTCTTTAAGACCTTTGATAATTTCGCCAGTGCTAGAAGTGTCAGCATACCCTGCCAGTTTCTTGGCAGCAACCATGTCACCACCAGCTTCATCAAACAAGACGTTTAAAAATGCTTGTTGCTTTTCTGTTAGTTCTCTAGCCATTAATTACTTAAACCCCTTACAAAAGAACTTACATTCTTTGCTGCTCTTTTTATATTATCCTGTATCGTATGTGGCAAAAAAGTTGTTTTCTTTTTAGGGTCAACACCCACAACTATTCTACCTTTTCTTGAAGAGCTAACTGTCCGAATGTTTTTACTCATCAAAATTCTCCATTATGCATTGCGTTAGCTAATTTCACTGCACGTGATTTTACCTGATTTGCCCACCTGCTGTCAAGCATTTCTTTTGCTGCAATGTCATATTTTTCTTCGTGGATAGCAGCCCACATCTTTTTAAACTTACAAAGTCTAGGTACGCCCATATTGAAAGCCATATCCATAACTATAAGTTGACGTACAGAGTCCAACCTGTCCACGCAAGGGTGCGCACGTACCAGTTCTTCTTCGACAATCTGCACGTCATTTGTTGCTAGATAGACCGCATCAGCTTCAGTGATTCCATATTCGTACACGTGGTTAATATTAGGAATATCTAATTCATCTAGTTCCTGCTTTGTAATGCCACGGTCTTCTAGGTTTCGTCCGATACCAATAGTATCAATTCCAAGAGTGTCTTTGTACACTTGTAGCTTCAAGCCTTCGTGCTTGATTAATTCATCAATAAAATGTTCTCTACGGTACTTCATGTTTCCATAGCCCCTACGATACCACATTTATATTCAACAGATGCCCATGAACCATCTTTTGGTATCTCTTCATATATTTGCTTATATCGTATACATTCATTCTCTTTATCGAACCACTGAACAGTTTGATTAAAGCATTTACCGTCTGAGGTACATATAGTAAGTACTAATGCCCAAATCATTATACTCATTTTTGTTCATGCCCCATCCAGACAGCAAAAGCACCAGTCATTGCCCCAACTACTGTAGACACAAATGCTGTCTGCTGCGTTGTAGCTGCTGGGCCTAATTCCATAAACCACTGTACTACCTGATAAGCCATGAACGTCATAGCCAACATCATTGCTCTAGGTAGTAACTTCCACGCTAGAATCTTTTCCATTGTGTAGGTCATTTTTTCTTTTTGTTATATCCGCCCCGATTATATGCGGGAGTAGACTCAAAAGCAGTTAAAAAAGCACCTACTAATGGAATAGAACGAAGTCCAACTTTTTTAGCAATTTCCTTTGCCGTACTTTTTGTGGCACCTTGTATAATATTTTTTTGCTCTTGGATAAGGGCTTTACGTACAAGTTTATCTCTGTCACTTAAATTAGAAGGTTTAATATTTTTTAGTCTTTCTAATTTATTTTGCGCATTGGTTGCATTAGCAGTATTACGCATATTTGTAGTTTTAGTTTGTCTTGCTTCTGTACGTTGTTTTTGCTGTTTACGAATCTGCTCACTTCTTTTTTGTCTAGGCGATTTTTTACTCGCTAATGCAGTAGCACCTGCTGCCGTTGCTGCAGTTCCTATGACCGCAGCACCACCATATTTATCTTTGTCTGCCATTATCCTTACCTTTTTCCAAAGAATTTTGTAGCTGAACGTACCCCAAAAGAAGCGGCAACGATAACGCCCAAGGAATATTGATACCACTCAGGCATTGCTTGTAACTGTAAGAATCCATTTGCCACCACCTCTTCCATGCCGGGAATAAATGCCAGTATCAATGGGATGCTAAATAAAATAGTAAGCCACTCATCTTTCCACGAAGATGCGCTACCTTTAGCCATCTCCAAATCCCAGTCAATTTCACCCGTAGCTTTCTTTTGCATTACGATAGCTTCAGCTTCAGCTTTAGCTACACGTGTCTTTGCTTGCGCTTTCTTTTCTTCTACTTTGCCGGACATCCATGTGCCAGCAAGTTCAGCAATAGGTCCAATAAGTAAGTTAAGCATTAGGCTCCCCGTCTAAACTGCGCCGTTTTCTTTTGTATCTTTTTAGGCTGCTTGACGAACTGCTTACCAGCACGAGTTCCTGCTCTTTTAGCAGCGGTGGTGGCTGCGTATTCTTGCGGCGAAAGCGATTTGATAGCAGCCTCTGGTAAGTAACGCTCACCTGTTTTGGCGGATGGTTTACCACTCTTGGTTCTCCACTTTTGTTTAGTCCAGTTCTTTAAACTTTGTTGTGGTGATTTTAATGCCATGAATAAGTTATACCATTATCTTATAGGATTGTCAAGAGAAAAATTAAAAGACCTACCGCCGCTAACACAATAACTGCAACGCCAGTTCCCATCTTTATATTTTCCATTATTTCGTTCTGTCGCTGTATAGCTTCACGTCTAGCTTGCTCTGCAGCTTCTTTTGCCTCACGTATACGCTTGGCTCTTTCATCTACAATGCTCTGCCACGTGCCGGGGCCAAAACGTAAGTCTACTAGGGTACGCATCTCCTGCACTTTTTCCTGTGCAAGTCTAGCGTCAATCACTTCCTGTGCTACGGACTGTATACCAAACTGGTCGCCTAGACTGTTGCCAGACTTCTTAGACCGTTGTTGTTGTGTTTGCTTTTCACCCTCAAGTAGATTGTCTACATACTTTGCGATGTCGCCTATATCGTTGGCGGTATTAATGGTAGACTTAATACCATCTACGGCACTCTTCACCAGTGCGATACCCGCAAGGGTTTCTGCAATCATCTCTGTTCCTCATTGGTTGGTTGATAGTCATTGTTTAAGCTGCCAGTGCGGGATTACTAGCATCCAGTTGCATCCACTTAGACCACTCTGCGTAGTAGTGGCGCATACCTACTTCATCGTGTATTGTGCTATTCTCATGTCGTCCATGCAAGATGTTACGGGGTTCTGTACCTTCTCGCATTGTAGTGCCTTGACCTGCGACACCAATCAGGTCTTCATGTAAATTTCTACCAAACGGCCCCCATATAGAGTTGTGGTGTTTGATACGTGTCTGCCGTTCTTCGGGGGTATCTTTTTTTAGGCCATAGCCACGGAACTCAATCAGTACTTTGTTTGGTCCTAGTGGCGTTACACTGTCGCTACGATATGCACTGCCACGCAGGTTAAAGTTGTAGCCGGGAAACAAGTCTACCATATACCACTGGTTAGGCGGAAGGTTAGGGAAACTAAGTTCTCCTCTGTCTTCAAAACCATCGTACTCTTCGTAGTTAACTGTAAAGCTACTGACGTTGACGTGTCCGTTATCAAATGGGATATTTTTTCTAGCAAAGTACTCATCGTTAAATCCTGACACACGGTTAAAGTAATGCATGAAGTCATGGTAGAACTCGCTGTTAGTATCGTGCCACAGTTTGTAATTAGTGTCTATCACTGCCTTGTGATAGTGAAATACTTCCATCTCTTCTGCGTCAATGGCATCAGCAATACAATCAAATGCACCTGCTGTCCATTCATCTACGCTTTGTGTTGGGTTAGGGTCTAGTGTAACCCAGACCATTCCACCGTGTTTAACTTCACAGTGTAGTTCTGGTTCAAGTGATACCATAGGTACAGCCAGTGTTCCACTAGGTTTATTGATAGTGTGATTTTTATATGCCTTTACGCCATCGCCTGTGTTCCATGCTATAACATTTACACCTGCTATTTGCGTTGTTCTAAAGTTACCCTTGTTATACATCTCACTGATGTGGCACATAGGCACCCATACTTTAGAGAATATGTTTTCTTGTTCTTGTTTGTATAAACTGTGGTCAGAATATATCAAAGAGTTTATGTACTCTACTTTAGGTTTCTTAATCCAGTCTTTATGATTACGTGGTGACATTAACTTTTGTATCCCCCGCCAGCTTTTTTGTACTCAAGGGCTAATAGTTGGGCTTTACGTGCTGACCACTGACCCGGCTTACCGCCACGTGAACCTGCTTTGATTTTTTCAAACAGTCTTTTGCGCAGAGCAGGTTTGGTATAGTTACCTGCTTTGTTTACCGTGCTTTTCTTTTTTGGCGTACTCTTTTTTCTAGGTGCCATAATTATTACCTTGCGGGATCAAAATATTCTTCTACAGATATTGTAACATCTAAAGTCATACCACTTTCAATATACGCTAACAATTTATCTTTTTGATGAAGTGTAAAAAAGTTGCCAGACACTACGTCATGTGTTGAGTGACCTGCCATACTTAAACCATTTATAAGATAGTGGTATGTAGTATCATCGTTATGATAAAACTGTAGATATGCTTTCTTAGTACTATTAGTACCATTGCTTAGATGTAAAAATCTAACAATAGCACTATAGTTATCCGGCACAGTATAGATAACGTCAGCACTTGCGTCAGCAGAGGTGCTGGTTATTGTTTTACTTTCCGTGGTAAATTTAGCTACACTAAGATCAGGCATTATCGTTCCAGTCTAATACACGCTTGTGCATCTTCCAAAACCAGTTGCCTACACAAGTAAAAGGCTTGCCCATATAGAGCAAAGCCCATCCAAAGTATTTTACTGCTTGCTTCCTCATTTCTTTTTCGCCATTCCGCCACGCATCATTTTCTTTTTAGCCATTTTAGCCATTCCACCGCCACGCATCTTTTTGGCTGCTACACCGCCACCACGCATCTTTTTAGATGCCATCTTAGCCATACCGCCGCCACGCATTTTTTTCTTAGCTACCATTTCTAAGTTCCCTTCTATCTAATACTAGACTCTTATACACTTCCTCTGGAAAGTGTTCATAATACCCAGACTTCTCCAGACTTAATGCTGCATCGTCTAGTGTAGACAGTCTTTGTACAAACACCATGCAGTACACAAGACCTTCATCTGTTGCATCCTCATCAACAAGGAAATCCAGACCCGCCTCTTCAGCGTCATAGTCTGGATGAAACACCATGAGGTGCATATCTTTACCTGCTATGGACATGGCTTCGTTTATGCCATCACAATATCCATCTAGGTATTCCATGTCAGGTAAGTATTGATTTGCCCACACTACTATGTCATAGTCGTGCTGCTCAAACTGTTTGACTTCAGATACCAGTCCCTCTAGTCCTGTATTGATACTGAAGGATACCTTATCATCTAACCACGCTTGTTTTGCATAGGGGCAGGGTGGTAGGCCGTTAAGTTTTTTGTTGGATACTTCTAGGAAGTCGTGCGACCACTTACGTATGTCAGCTTCTACTGGATGCATTTACTTGCCAGTAATTTTGTTATACGCCTCTGGGCTGGCAGCTTTGAGTGCCTTCAGGCCGGGGTTATCTTTAACCATACCACCTGCTGCATACATATGTTGCTTACCGCCTGACATACCGCCACGCATCATCTTAGCTTTGCCTTTAGGTAATTCAGCCATGCCTACACCGATAGAGATAACAGGTACTTTCTTTGTGGCTTTACCGCCTTTAGACATTTTCTTTTTGCCCTGATTTTCTTCATTTTGTTTTTGTCTAATCTTAGAGCCAAACATTTTCTGTACGGCTGCATCGCTCATATTGTTTTCTTTGCCGTACTTCATCGCATAGGCTTGCAGTTCTGATGAAGACATTTTGTCTAGCTTAGATTCAAACATTATTTTTTCTTTCTATTGTCTACGGATGACAGCAGCAAGCCGCCTTTGTTCATACGGAAGTCATGTGCGCCTGTTGCACGTTTGGTGACTTTGCCGCCACGGTTCATGGGTGAATCAAGTTCAGTATTTCCGGGTTTACCTCTGCGTGATGTAACTTCTCTACGTCCGGGTTGTCGTGTATTACTTCTGTCCACAGGCCGTAGATTATATTTTCTATCACCTACAATTGCGCCAGTCTCACTTGGACGTGTACCCTTTTGTCCTTGAGAATTACCACTTACCATAGAACGTATTTCTACAAGAAACTCTTTTTTAGTTTTACTGCCGTCCAGTATCTTGTTGAATAGCTGTGTGCCTTTTCTTTGACCAAAGACAGCTATTAAAGACTTCTTAGCATCCTGAACCATTCTGTCACTAGTGTCAATTGTACGTGTACCAGCAGATTCTAACTGAGGAGTTTTGCCTTGCTTTAAACTTTCCTTTTCCAAGATAGCGTCTAATCGCCGTTTACCCGGAGCATCTAGTGATGCTTTTGCACTGCGAATAAGTTGCTCTTGAAGATTTTTATTTAATTTAAAAAACTCAGGAACTAACTCACCTCCACCTTTACCCGTTTTAGGGTCTGGCATAATTGCAGCTAATGCAATATCTTTATCTGTTTTAGGTGTTCCTCTAGGTTTGCCTCTGCTTCCTCTGGAAATATTAGTACGTCTATTTTTTTCTGCTCGTACATCCGCCTCTTTACGTTTCTTTCTAATCTCGTCAAACTCTGCTTGACGTTTTGCTTTTTCGGCTTTAGTGGGTGCAGCTTTAATGTAAGCAGCATAGGCTTTATTTTCTACATCACGTGCAGCCATTCCGGGTGATGCATTTTTCTGGTCTTTAATAAAGTTAGCAATAGACCTAGAGCCTATATTAGTTTTACCGGGAGCATTAGTACTGCGACCCGCACTAGCCGCACCACGTGCCTGATTAGTTTCAGACACAGACCGTGAGGCATCACTTTCTACTTCAATATCAACCTCTGGCTTATCTCTAAACCTCAGTCCACGTTGCGTTGCTGCGGCTTCTACATTACGTGGCGGCGACTTTGGTTTTGGTTTTGGCTTATCTTTTGGAGCCTTTACACTTTTCTCTTCAGCTTTTTTAGCTTCAAATTTATTTAGACCTTGGCCTAGTTGTTCGTCTGTTAATTGACCAACCCCACTTTTTTTACTTGTACCAAATTTGTTTTTGGCAGCAGTAACTCCAAATCTAGAAATATATTTTATTATGCTAGTTGCGCCAGCCATAGTGTATTCTCCTTACCACTTAACTTTGTGTGACCAATATTTCGCAGACAGCTTAGTGGTAGGCTTACCCTGCGCATCGTGTCTTGCGTAGTACGACTTCTTACGTGCTTTGTCTTTAGCACTTGTAGGATTCTTGCCAGCACCTTTTACGCCCTGCTGACCGAAGCGAATAAATTTATACTTGCCACCCTCGGATGCCATCACGCAATGTGACTTAGTTGGGTGCTTGGGTGTCCGCTTGGGTTTGTTAACGCCAGTCAGACCTTCCTCTTTCATTTTGTTTTTGACACGTTCAGGTATTGCCATTACGTACTTAATCCTTTTTGTGGCATAGCCATATCTAAGTCAACCTTAGTACACCTTGCTCGCCAATCAACTATTTCGCCAGCATCTACCATTGACTGATGATACTGCATCACATACTCTGTGCTAGGGCATTCCTGTACAACATCGCTGTAGGCTTTTACTTCACCAGCAGGAGTTATGATTACGGATAGGTATAGGAAGAGTGAAACCATTATTCATCTTTCTCTGTCCACCCCTCTGCTCGCATAGCATCTTCTACGTGCTTCAAAGTAAATGAACGCCCGTAATGGGCTTCGACTGCACTACGCACATAGAATACATCACTATGAGGTATATGCAGTCGGTCTAATGAATTGTTACGAATAGCATCGTAGAATGCTTCAAGAACATTATCTGTGTATAGTTTTACAGATTTCTTTGCCATTGTCAAGAACTTTCTTTGTATAGCACGAATAATCTTTGCACGTAGGGATACACTATAAGTGTTATCACTTAGAGTGCATTAACAAAGAAAATTTAGTAAGGACTAACTTATGTACATTTAAGTGATATAGTTAATAAGTTTTTTAAGAATTATTATATAAACATTTAAGTGTATCACTTTAAGTGAGTTTAGTTATACATAATTATATCAGATTTTTTATAGGCTGTCAACCCCCCTTTTGCAAAATAGTTCAAATGGTCCATACACCCCCTTACAGTTGCCTATTATTTAGGCAGTTGCACAATGCTTGTGCATATAGGTAGTGACAGTTGCTCTTGTGGTTAACAATCAATTTACCTGATCTGTGTATTTCTGTGTATACATATCTACGCTACCCCCCGGTGGCTCCTGCCTGCCCCCTCATCTAAGGCGTGTATGCCTCTGCATTATGCGCAACCAGCCGCCTCATTAGGGAGCCATCTGAGTAAGCCCTTGATATTGCATAGAATATGCAGTAAGTAATCCGGCAATTCAGTTGTAAACAACTGTTATGGTATCAGTTGCCATACGAAGTATGACTGTAAAAGTCCAACAATACAGATTTGTAACGAAGTTACAAGGTTGATGCATCTAATCTTTTCACCAAAGGTGAACCACAAGTCCGATGTCGGACTACACCCCCTATCACTGAAGGTGATAGTCATACCAGCTACCACAATCTGCCAAGCCTCGCTATGTGTCACGAGTTTAGCGCACGAGTTTCGCTATCGAAGATAGCTGCAACCGTAGGCGAAACGGCTTGGGCAGAGGATCACACACAAGGCTTCAACCCCAAACCTTAACTATCTTCTTACGGTTTTAAGGTATATAGCCCCTTGAACGTAGTGAAAGGGTTATATCCCTATAAAACCTAAAGATAGATAAGAGGAACCGAAATGCAAAACTCAATCAAAAAATCTTTCGCCATTCAGCTTGCTGAAGCACCAAACACAAATGAAGCCAAAGGCTTGGTATTGTCCCGTTGGGACAAGTCAATCACCAAAGGTGATGTCAATCGCTTCAAGAAACTCTGTGAGTTTGCTGGTTTCTGGTTCACCCTTGGTGAAATCCTTGTCCGGCTTCGGACTGAATCCGGCGGTAGCCGGACTGATTCAGCTTTGCTGAAGAATGCCAACCTTCATACCGTTGCAAAGCAACGCCGTAGTGAAGCCATGAAGTTCTTTGAGAACTTCCATGTAATCGTTGAAAACGATTTGCTCGGCAAGAAATCTACGATTTGCCACATGAAGGATCTGCTGAAAGCAGTGGACAAAATCGTCAACCCAAAGGTTGAAGATGAGCCAGTCCTTGAAGCTACTATCGTAGCTGATGAGCCAGAGGTTCTGGCTATCGAAGATAAGTCCAGCGAAGCTGTACCACAGTCTAAAAAGACTGCTGAAGATTTGGCTCTTGAGGTTCTACTGCAAGTAGAACTTAATGAGGTCAGCCTTGCTGACTTCAAGATTGCCATGGCAAATGCCATTGGCATGATTGAGCAGAACAACGAAGTTGTCCCATTTGAGGCTGTAGGGTAATCCCCTACAGTCTACCTTTTCACTAGTCCGATGTCGGACTTAACAATACGGAGTATTGAATATGATTGATTTTATCATCGCCTTGTTTCTAATCGTCACCAGTGC